TTTTAAAAAAAATATTATTAAATGATATTTATTGTAAATTGGTTTTTAGTATAGATTCCCAAAAGGTGTTAGATGATAATGAGAACTATATTAAGTGTTATTGTTGTCGTAATGATAAAATCAAACATATAATGTGTAAAGTTAGGTACTCACCACATTATACATATGTTATAGGCGATAAGAAAGATTATATAAATTATATGAAATCAGCTGGTATTTATGCTGGTTATGGATTAGAACATGGATTTTCTGAATTTAACAACTTAATAAAAAATTTTGACAAATCAAAAATGGGAATAATAAAATGTGTATTGCGAAGTGGTAAATATATATTAGTCGATGGAGTTCATCGAGTTTCTATATTATTAAATCGTGGTATTAAAAGTGATATGATTGAAATTGTAAAAAATTAAATAAAGCGACTAATTATTAGAAATATAAATGCGCAAACTAAAGCTTTGATACAAATACCAATAATTGTAATATTTCCAGTTTCAAAATCCGTCATAAATGAAAGATATTTTCCTAAAACGGATGTAGTAAATGGCATATGTAAAAGTGTAAATAATATTAATACAATAACTGTATTTTTGAGATGATTTAGAGTAAATCCTAAAAATAAATTATCATTATCATCATATTGAGGCATACTAAATTGTTGCATTTGTTGATTATTTTGTGGAAACATAAATGGCATATTTTGCATATTTTGCATATTTTGCATATTAAATTGTCCCATAGGATTTTGATTCATAGGTTGTTGATGAGTTTGTATAGGTTGCATAAATGGTAATTGTCCCATTTGTTCATCGGAATAAGAACGTTCAGATTCTTGTTTACTTAATTCGACTTCATCAAGAACTTGTTGAACAAGTTCATTATTAGAATCGGGTATATCACTTATTGCTGTAGATTTAGACATTATATATTTTGAACTCATAAATATGTATAGATATTAAAACGAACATACTATATAGAAGTTGGGCAAATATATGGAACTGGTATAAAGGAGAAACAATTTTTATTTTCATCTATATATATTTCTTTTCTAACGTGATTAGAATTTGGTCCTTTAAGTTTTTCATTATCAAATAGAATATATGTAGCAAAGAAGTAGCTTATAATAAAACCAAGTATAATTGAACTTATTATGTTAATAATCATCTTATTAATATAATAACTTATAAAAAATAAAAAATATTTAATAATATATAAATAAATGGCTTTATTAGGTAATTTAATATTATTAATGAAAACGGAATTTGGAAGTTTTTTAATTTCTGTTATATGGGGTTTTGCTCTTGCTCTTCTATTTAAAAGAACGTGTAAAAATCGTAATTGTATAGTAATAAAGGCTCCAAATGTAAAGGATGTAGAAAGTAAAATTTATAAATTTGATTCTGGTTGTTTTACATTTAATACAAATGTTTCTGAATGCAAATCTTAAACATATTTTTATTCATCTTCTCCTAATGCATTAAATTTTCTCAATGCTTCTTTAGAAGCTATTTGTTCAGCTTCTTTTTTAGAGGAAGCTACACCTACGCCAACTATATCAGATTGAATTATTTTTTTTTTTCCTTGTATTTTGTCATAGACTACTCTAGTAGCGTACATAGTAAAAGTTCTTCGATGTGAAGGACCAATCATATCACCGGAAGTATATACAGGTGTTTCCCAACCTTGTTTTTGGAAAAATCGTAATAATCTATCTTTGAAATTAACATCAATATATAGTAATTTTGCAAAATCAGTTGTATTTTCTAAAACAGATATTACAAATTGTTTTGTGACCATAAAACCAAGATCTTTGTATAGGGCACATATAAAAGATTCAAAAACATCTTCTAAAATTTTATCAGTATTTCTACCGTGGATATTCTCCATATGATTAGATATTAATATAAATTGGGAAATATCCATATATTTACTAAAATTTGCTAACGATTTTCTATCAACTAATCTGGTTTTTAATTTTGTTAAAAATCCTTCATCTTTATTAGGATATCTATCGTATAAATATTCGCATATAATATGTCCAATAATAGAATCTCCTAGAAACTCAAGTCGTTCATTTGAATTTTTTTGATATTGTACAATATTTTTTTTATTACGATTATTACGATAATTACGATTATGATTATTTGATAAAAAATCGTTTGTATTAACATAAGATTTATGAGTTAATGCTCGTTGATATAATGAAATATTTTTAACTTCATCATAAATTTCATGTTTAATAAGAATATTTCTGATATCATTTTTGGTAATTAATTTATTTCTGGTATTTATTTGAAAATTCATGGGGTGCAAATGATATTTATTTGAATAATATTTTTTGCTACTCATTATAAGTATATTTAATAGTATAGTAAATATTATTTATTTAATTATTAACTAATTAAATTCAATTTTATAATATAATTTTATTATCTAATTTCTCTATTACGAATATTCAAATCATTAACATAACTTCTGTCAGTTATATTTCTGTAATAAAAATTTTCTAACATATGTTTTAATATTTTTTGTAATAAGAAACTCAAAATAAATGAAGCAACTAACGAATCTATAAAAAACAAAGCGAAATTACACAAAATATATATAAAAAATTTAGGAACTCCTATTCCAGCGTAGTTATGAAAATAAGTATTTAATTTATATTTATGATAAATGTATAAATCGTGTGTAATAATAATAATAGTTAGTGGCAATAATAGTGTTATTACACTTAAAATATAATATTCTTGAGATTTTTGTAAATGTATTCCAAATAGGTTATATAGATAAGTTCCATTTTTGTCAATTGATTTATAAAATAAACTTAATAATAGTAGAAAAATTTGTAAAAATATAAAAATAATAAATTTATTAGATTCAAAGAAACTACAAAATGATATACAACATTTTTCAGTGTTTGATGTTTTATCAATTAATTCATATTCAAATAAGCATTGATTACATCTTTTAAAATTATTAGAATTTACATCTTGTGATCTCCATTCTTGGAGGCAATATCTGTGAACATATTTCATAGAACCAGAACATCTACATGGAACAATAAGATCTTCTTCATTATCAGATTCAAGGCAGAATCGGCATAATGGTGATTCCGAAGAATTTTCTTCATCATTTATTTGTAATGATATCTCTTCGTTGTCAGATACTTTATCGTTTTCTAAATTAATATATGTATTTTTTTTATTCATATCATTTAATGATATATCATATAACATTGTTATAACTAAAATTAGATTTTCAATTTTAAATAGTTTTAGTTATCATTTTAATTATGTTTTTTAATTAAAATTTACAGTTATTGTTGCAATGTGTTTGCTAATAGTTTTTGTAGCAGATACGCATAATTGTCTTCGTTTTCGGATTGGTTTTTTTGTTGTATCTTGTTCTTTATTTTTATTTTTGTCTTTAAGGTATTTCATTCTATTTTTTTTTGTAACAGAATTCATATCTTTTTCAATAGATTTAAAATTTTTTTCTATATATGAAAGGATATTGTTTTTTATGACCCAACGGAAAAAATTTAATTGACCAACAGTTGTCGTCAAAGTTAATTTTTTTTCGTTATCATATTCGAATAATATTCGTTCATCTCTTCGGAATGGATCAAATTGTTTTTTAGAAAATGATTTTAGCTGCGTTTTATAATTTAAATGGACATCAATTTGTTTTTTGGGCAGTCCTTTTTTATTAATATAATATCTAACTGTATTTTTTTTACAGTAATTTGTAACAAACCAATCTATAAGTCTTAATGATATTTTTGATTTACCTTCTATAATAGATAAAATTACATCTATATTTTTTTTATTTGAGAAGAATGTAATTAATGATTGCATTAGTAGATCTTGTTTACAATTTCGTTTAGTTATTCTTTTTGGTTTTGGTTTTGGTTTTGTTTTTGGTTTTGGTTTCGTTTGTATTTTTTTATTTGATAATTTTGTATTATTTTCTTTTTGATCATCATTAATATGCGATTTTTTACGAGGCATTTAATTTTTATGTATTATTCTATATCCAAAATTTTAACTACATTTAACCGCAGCATTTATAACGCACGTGTAAATAAAAACTATAATTTAATCTAAAATGGATTTAATATAGAAATATATTTTTCCTACTAATAAATTCGTAATTAAATCGTAATTGACTATATAAATAATTTCATATTATTTATCCTATATCCTATATTTTATGTTTTATTTCATAATATAAAATGATTATATATAAATTTTATATTTTTATTATTATAATTATACTGTATTAGGTGTGTCATTTTTATTTATTTTTTCATTAAATTAATTATACAATATATTCAAAATATAATTAAGTATCTGCGTTCAATGATATTTATAAAAACATATAAATATATTATAAAATGCCTTCTAAAACAAAAGTCTCTAAAAAAAAAACTAAAACAACACGTTCTTCCACTCGTAAACCAAGAACAAAAAAAGCAGCAAAAGCAGCAAAAGCAGCCCCAGTAGTAGAAGAAGTAGCAGCACCAGCCCCAGTAGTAGAAGAAGTAGCAGCACCAGTAGAAGAAGTAGCAGCACCAGTAGTAGAAGAAGTAGCAAAGAATGTTGAAGAAGAAGTTGTAAAAGCAATTGCTAAAACTCTTGCTGAAGATGAAGATGTAAAAATTGATCTTGAGTTTAACAATACTATTAATTCCATGAAAACTTTAATTGTTGATGCTAGAGGAGTCCTTAGTTCTTATAAATCTTTACATAAACGTGTAAGTAAAAGACTTAAGGTATTAAACAAAAAACCACGAGGTGGAAAAAGAAAAGGTGGTAACCAAAAAACAAACCCAAGTGGATTTAATAAACCAACCAGAATTACAGATACTCTTGCTAAATTTTTAAGTGTTGATAAAGGTTCATGTCTCCCAAGAACTGATGTCACCAGAAGAATTAATGCTTACATTAAAGAAAATAATCTTCAAGGTATGACAAGAACTGATAAAAATGGAATTGAAAAGAACGATAACCGTTATATTAACACAACTCTTCCAAAATCAGATAAAAGATATAAAGCAGCAACTGCTCTTAAAAAACTTTTAGCTCCAACTCAAGATTTATCTTATTTTAACTTACAAACTTATCTTTCCCCACATTTCATTAAAGAAGAAAAGACTGTAACCGCATAAGTATTTATTTTTAAAGAATATTAAATTTAATTTTAAAAATTTTTTATGTAAAAATTTTTTAAAATTTTTATAAATAATATAAGATTATCTATTTAGATATAAACTATCATATATTATAATGAATAAATACGCTTTTATTACCGGTCTGACTGGACAGGATGGATCATATTTATCTGAATTTTTACTTGAAAAGGGGTATAAGGTTTATGGAATTATAAGAAGAGCATCAAATTTTAATACACAAAGAATTGACCATATTTTTAATAAATTAGAGTTATTTTATGGTGATGTAAGTGATCCTTGTAATATTCTTTCAGTTTTGAATAAAATAAAAAATCAAATGGAAGATGATTCTATTTTAGAGATATATCATTTAGCAGCACAAAGTCATGTAAAAGTATCATTTGAACTTGCTGGATATTCTACTCAAGTAAATGCATTAGGAACATTGTATTTACTTGATGCTATAATGGCTAATAATATGAAAGATAGAGTAAAGGTATATAATGCAGCAACATCTGAATTATATGGTAAGGTTCAAGAAATTCCTCAAACAGAAACTACTCCATTTTATCCTCGTTCACCATATGCTGTAGCAAAATTATATGCTTTTTGGATAATGAAAAATTATAGAGAATCGTATGGAATGTTTACTTGTTCGGGAATATTATTTAATCACGAAAGTATTCGGCGTGGTGGTACATTTGTAACACGTAAAATAACACGAGGTATAAATAAAATTTTGAAAGGTGAAATAGAATATATAGAATTAGGTAATTTAAATGCTAAAAGGGATTGGTTTCATTCAAAAGATGCGGTAAGGGCTATGTATTTAATGCTTCAACGAGATACTCCAGAAGATTATGTCATAGGTTCAGGTGAATGTCATTCGGTAAGAGAATTTGTAGAGGAGGCATTTAAGATAGTTAATATTAATATAAAGTGGAAAGGGGAAGGTTTAGATGAAGTAGGATACAATGAAGTAACTGATAAAGTTTTAATAAAAGTTAATAAAAAGTATTATAGACCAGCAGAAGTAGATATATTGTTAAGTGATCCAAGAAAGGCGATAAGAGAATTGGGTTGGGAGCGACAATATAATTTTGTGGATTTGGTTAAAGAAATGGTCAAATTTGATTGTAATCTTAATTAATTAACTAAAACTAAAAATCTTTGTTTAAATTAATAGTATGATGAATGGTTTTAGTATAATTCAGATATTACTAGTTGGTATTTTATTTTTAGTTTTATTTAATACAAGAAAAGAAAAGCTAACTTTTTATATGGAAAGGGGACCTTCGATGGAAACATTTACAGAAATATCTAATGAATTAATGAGTAAAACTGAAAGTAATGAAATTAAGAAACAAAAACTCAAATATTGTAAATCATCAAAGGAAGGTATAAATGAACGTTTAAAGGATTTATTTATAAAGATGGATATAACTTATACAGATGATCCTAAAAACTGTGATTTTTATATACCATATTGGTATTCTGATGATGAATTGTCTAAATTTGTAAATAAAAATTATAGACCAAATATGATATTAAATGTAATACCAGGTGTTGATTATTTAAATCGTAAAAATAAATTATGGGAAATATTAGTCAAAAAATTAGGAAGAAATGAATCTAGTAAAATTATGCCTCCAAGTTATTCAATTTTTAACAATGAATTTAAAATTTTTGAAAAAGAATTTAATAAAAATGATTCATATGTTTTAAAAACAGAAGAAGAAAACGCTCAAGGTATTTATGTATATAATGATATGGAAAAGATAAAAAATTTAGTAATAGATGTGAAAAAAGAGTTAAAATATCCAGTAACAATAATTCAAAAATTTATTAAACCTTTATTAATTAAAGGCAGAGTATTTAAGATACGACTATTTTTATTTATTAAATGTAAAGGAAATCAAAAAAATATATATATACATAAACAAGGAGGTGTATTTTTTGGAAAAGAGAAATTTGATATTAATAATTTAACATATAGTTCAATTGTTGCAAATGCTTACTGGTTCAATAAAATTCCTATAAAAGAGGTAAGAGATTTTTTATCAAAACATCCACGAAATTTAGTACAATTAAAAGAATTTTTAAAAAAACAGAATATAAATTCAAAATCTTTATTTGATAAAATTAATAGTTTATTAAAAAAGACATGCCTTTCATTAAAAGATGAAATATGTTCTAATTCCAAATTAAAAAATAATATTAAATTGGGATTATTTGGGGTAGATATAATTATAGACGAAAATTTGAAACCTTGGTTAATTGAAATGAATGTATCACCATCATCAACCGCATTCGATGAATTAGGTGAAAAACAAAAAAAACAAGTTTGGATAGATAGTATGAAAATAGCATTATTGAAAAATCCATCAAATCACGAATTTGAAAAAATAAATTAAATGAGTCCCAATATAAATTTTTTAATCTTTCATTTCTACATCGCTGATAATATCATTATCTGATATTTCGTCACCAAAGAAGCCATAATCGGATAAAATTTCAAAAAATGAATCATAATCAATATATTTATCATAATAGTTTTCTAAATTATTTTCTGATATATTTTCATTAATTTCATCCTTAATAATGCTAGAAAGCATTTGTTTACAAATAGATACAAGTTCTACTACACTATTGGATAATTTTGTTTTATCTTTATCATCAAATTTTTGAATATTATAATCATTTTTTTTAATTTGATTTTTAAATTGTTTAAAATCTTTGAATAATGGTTTATAAATAAAAAAATATTTCATTCTATTCAATTCTTCTTGATTAATAGAATCTGATATTTCATATTTAGTAAAAGTTTCTAAAACATTTTCTAAATAGGAAACAAACGTTTTAATTAAAGTTAACATGGTAACTTATATCATTTATTAAATATAATTAAATTCAATTTTTTATGTGAATTTAATTTATATATTCAATTAATTATTATTAATTAATATTAAATGCGTATATAAAAAATATATATAATATACTTATTATATACATATAATAATGTCAAGAGTAGTTGAAATTACAGATATCGAAGAATTAGAAAAAATTACAAAAAAATATCCTTCTAATTTAATAATCATCGATTTTTCAGCATCATGGTGTATGCCGTGTCAATCAATTAAACCAATTTTTGCAGAATTATCAAAAAAATATGAAAATTGTATTTTTTTGAAGGTTGATGTTGATGAAGCAGATGAATTAATGGACTTTTTTGGTCCAAGATCACTTCCAACATTTATTTTAATGAAAAATGGAAAAGCATTTCATAAATGGTCAGGTGCTGATCAAGATACTTTAAAACGAGAAATTGAAAAATATATGAATTTTGACGTATCTCAATTAGAAGAACAAGAACAAGAAGATGAAAATAAATCAAATGTAGAAGCATAATTATTGTAAATTCATTTTAAAATCATCTAATCTTTATTTCTCCAGAAATCAAAATCTGATTTGATATCAGTAGTAATAAACCTATAAGCAAATACACCCAATATGGCAAGGATAATAAGTATAATTATGATTTGTAAAGCTAAATTCATGTGTAATATATTATATATATAATATAACATTTTTTTTATAAAATAAAAATCGATTATTTTATTAGTTATATAAATAATTTAAAGAAATGGTTTCATATCAAGAATTTATAATTTGTAGAAATTTTTTGAATGATTGTGTATCACCATCTTATTTTGTCGAATACGAAGAGGATAAAGAAATTCGTTTAAAAACATATGTGGAACAAATATTTGGGGATAATAATTTATCAAATAAATGTAGAAATGAAATTTGTCAAAAATATTTTAGATATTCAAAGAATGAACTTCAAAAAAAGGTTCAATCGCTTGCAAATATCCAAACTGGATATATTATGGCACCTTATCGTTTTCCTTATGTTTTTTCACTTAATAAGTATGAACAAGATATATATTTTGGAATTATTAATTCATATTGTAACCATTCTAAAAAATGTGATTGTCGTTTGGTTATGCCCTATTACTATAAAGGTCAAAAATGTAAACAAAATTATACAAATATTCAAGAAATTTTTTGCAACACAACTGAATTGTTATTTCTTAAAATGGATAAACTTGAAGAAAATCTTAATATTAGGAAAGGATTAATTTCAGAATCTATTTTACGGGGAGTAAAAATAAAATGGAATAGTGTTTTTTATCAAATTATTAGAAATAATAGATATTCTTTTCGCGCATTTGTTACTAAAAATAAAAAAATATATTTTTTAGATTAAATACAAATTTAATCTAAAAAATTAGGGACTGTTTTTTTTATTTTAAGTCTTCTTTAATTTTGAATCTTTAACAAAACATTCTCTCCATTTTAAACTAAGATAAGTATGTGTAAGTTCTTCATCTTTTTGAATATCTCGAATAGCGTAAATTTTATATGAAAAATTATCAAAATCTCTTTCCATATGAGTATTTGGATTATTAGAAGTATTATAAAATGTAGCACAACCTGCGCCATATGCCCACACAGTTCTATCTTTACTCCATGTAAAAAGATATGGATTTTTATGTCCATTGCAATCAACTTGTTTTACAAGACCAATTTCAACTATTTCTCCTTTTTTGATAAAAGTATTCGCAAATGCACCTAATCCAGCATTCTTAATTGTCGAGTTTCTAACAGAAACTTTAGAACATTCTACTAATGAATTATTCATATTTAATAAAAAATATGTAATGATATTTATTATTAAATAATATTTGTTATATAATTAAAATTTTATTTTAATTATAAATTTACATTAAATTTGTAATTGTTTTTCTTAAAAATGAATATGTAATAGAATTAAGAGTATTTGGATTTTTGGCATCATATTTATCTAATTTAGATAAGAATTTTTTAGGAGATGTAGCAAATCGATTAAAATCAGTTTGAGTGTAAATACCAACAGATGATTCTAAATAATTTAAAATTTCGGTTGTTTTACTCAAATTTTTGACTATTTTATTAATATTTTTTTTTAAAGTAATATTAGATGTTTTTATTTTATTTTGTCTTCTTGATGATTTATTTTTTTGTTTTTTTTTATAACAACAATCAATACCACTACTGGTTTTACCTGGATGTTTAAATTCTCCATTAGAATTACAATTATTATTAATTGGAACTCTAGATTTAGGAATACAATCACCTGCTCTTGTTTTTCTAATTCTAGGTCCTGCTCTTTTTTTATTTGCATAAGTTTTATCTAAATCTGCGACATATTTTTTTGGATCATTTAAATATTTGCATAATTCTCCTTTACTTAAATATGATTTTTTTCCAAAACGAGAACCTTTTTTTCCACTCCATGATGGACGATTTTGTGGATCATAATGTAAATTTTTATATAACGCAGTTTGTCTTAATTGTTTAAGTGTCATTTGTTTGCAAATATTTTCATCAAGACGTTTAATATCTGTATTATCTTTATACTTGTTAAATACATCATTTCCAACTTTTTTTCTTCCTCTTTTTGCTCCACCAATAATATGTTTATCTAAAACTTTAATTAAATTTTTTTCTTCTGTATTTTGAGAACTATATCCACAAGACATTTGTTTATAATATATTTATACAATAGATATTTATTTTAAATATTGAAATTTTAATAAATCTAATCTAATCTAATATTTTATTTTCTTGTTCAGCTTGTATTTTGTATTTTTTTTTTTCATCTTCACTGAGTTCTTTCCATTTTGATCCAACCATTTTACTAATTTCTCCAAAATTTTTATCAGGATATAATTGTTTTATTTTTTTTCTATGCGAAGAACTAAATATGGTATAAGCATTTTTTTTTAATTTTTTATTTTTAAATGGGATACATTTAACAAGTTCTTTTTCTGGAATATTATATTTTTGTGATATATCACTTATAATTATATCAAACAAAATATTATGTATATTTTGTGTTAATTTTGTCAAATGTTTTTGGAAAATCTTATTTTTCTTTCCTTTGTCAATACTATTTTTATTTTCATTTTCATTGTTGGAAAATACTATTAATTTCTTTTCTTCTTTGTCAAATTCATTTTTAGAAATTTGATTTAGTTTCAACGCTTCATTTCTATAAGTTAATTTCTCTTCTGGTGATAAGTCTTTCCATTTTTGTCCAATTATTTTACTAATTTCTCCAAATTTTTTGTCAGGATTTTTTTGTTTAACAATATTTCTATATTTTGAACTAAACACAGTGTATGCATTTTTTCTCTTTTTTTTTGTTTTTTTTTGTAGTTTTGTATCATCTTTCCATTCTTTTGTTAATAAAAATGAAGTAATGATATTCTCAAAATTGATACTATCTTTTAAAATTTTATTTAAAATTTTATTTGATATATCGTTTTTTTTGTCCATTTATTTAATTATATTTACAAAAATAGAATTATTTCAATTTTAATTTATTTAAAAGAGTATAAAGTACAGTACAGTAAATTAAAATTTTAAAATATTAATGTTAATATATGCTATATTTAATAAAATTAATATTAAAAAGATAAGTGATATTATATATTATAATAATAATGAATCCATTAAATATTGAAAATAATTTAATAGTTGCTCCAAAATTAAAACCGTGTAAAGCAATTATAGAACCGATTCCATTTGTATTGACCAAATCATTTTATTCAAATTTTTTTGAAAAAAAGGAAAAAAAGAAAAAGAAAAAGAAACTTACTAATTAATATATTTAATATATTGATGATAAAATATAGATTTGGTTGATTTAATTCGGACGATAATATCTTCTAATATTTGATTAATTAATGGATATGATCCCAATGAATTATTATTTACAGAGATAGAAACATTTTTATTATTAAAAGTAAATATTATTTCATAATATGTATCAGGTTCTAATATACATGATAAAGATATATTAGAATTTGGAGTAATTATATTAACAAAATTTGATAGATAATCAAATTTGAAATGAGTTATAATAATGTTTTTTGCTTTTAGTAAAATTTCAAAATTAGTTTCTTTTCGATAAATTCCTGTACATATATAATTATGTTCAAATAATGGACCCTTTTCACGAAGTGTCATTTTCATTAATAATTTTTTTTCCATTTCTTTTTTATTTGTTTGTTCAACCTTTGATATTATTTTCGAAGATTTCTTTTTTTTTGCAGTTATTGTTCGCATTGAGTTTTCTGTTTCTTTTATCTGTTGAGCGATATATTGTGTTTTTTCTTCATTTTCTTCCTTTACTGTTTCTAATATAATTTTTTCTTCTTTTTTTTCTTTTAAATTTTCCTTTGCCATATATTTTTTTTTTAATTTATCAACAAATTGCTTGTCTTTTTTGTATTTATTAATATATGTATTTAATGAAGCAATTTCAGTCTTAAATTTATTATTTTCATCTGAAAGATTTTGTATTTTTTCTCGTAATTTAATTATGGTAGAATTTTTTGAACGTAATTGTTCGTTTAATTGTATTAATTGAATTTCAAGAAGATTGTTATCTTTAACTTTATTAAGTAATATACTTTCTTCTTTTTTTTTTGAAATCCAAGATTCTTTTAATATATCAACTTCTTGTTCTGCTTTCTTCGTTAATTTTTCTGTTAATTTTTTTATTTGATTATCAATATCATTTTTTTTGTCAAGTGCCAAATTTTTAATGGCATTTGATTTATTTTGTTTATATTTTGTTATTATATTTGATTTTTCTAGCATACTTTTTTTTTTATATGTTTCTAATTGTTTTTTAATATTGTCAGGGATAGTTTTATTTTTCCGTAATTCTTTTTTCATTTTCCGTAATTCGTGTTGTTTTTGTCTTTCTTCATCTCTTAATTTTTTAGTATATTCAGCTTCTGTTTGAAAATCATTTCTATCAATTTCAACTTTAGATATTTCAATATTTTTTAAAATAGATGTTTTATAATTTTGTATAGTAGTTTCATTATATGTTTTAATAGAATTATCTATTTCTTGTATTTTATTTTCTAATTCCATATCATATTTGTTACTTATCTGTTGTTCTTGTAGTTGCCATTTATGAGAAATTTTAACTGTAAGTTCTTTAATTGATGAATCAATATTTCGTAATTTGTATTGAATTTTTTTTTTTCTTTCGATATTCCATTCATTTAGTAATCTATCATTTAATGTTTTTTTCATATTTAATATTGATGATTGATTCGTATTTGAAGAATTATTAATAATTCTACTTTTATTTTTTTGTATTAATTGTGTAATAATTGATTGTAATTTTTCTTCACGTTTTTCTTCCCAAACAGTATCAAAATGTGTAATATTTGATTTTATTATTCCTTGCCAAATTTGACTAATTTTAGCGATTTTCATGTTAATAGAATTATTTTTATCGGTTGTTTGTGTTTCGTATAAATCATTATATTTATTATCAATTTCAAATTTGACTTCTCTTTTTCTTTCTTGTTTAAGTTCACTTATATCATTTATCAAATTTCGTCTGAGTGCTCTTCTTTCTTGTTTTATTTTTCGTAAATTTCCTTTAGCATTACGAATAATATCTCTTACTTTTTTTTGATATTCTTCATTATTATCAAAATTATTGGCATTAATATTTTTAATAAGTTCTTGTTCACTAATATCAACAGTTAATTTATCTGTTTCTTTATCAAAAGTTTCAATAATGTTTTCAAATTCTTTTTCAACATTAACATATTCTTGTTTTAATTCTTCAGCATAATTATTTCGTGTTTTTTTTTGTAGTTTAGTATATTGATCATTAATTATCTGCTTTGCGTTTGTTATATTTCTTTCTTTTTCCACAATATTTTTTTTTTTTATATCGGAAATTTCTTGTTCATATTGAATTTTTAATTCTTGTTCAGCATCTTTTCTATAATATTCTCTTAATTGATTATTTGCCATTTAAATAATTAAAATATTTTAATTATTTAAATTACACCTATTTATTTAATTATTATATATTTTTGTCCATTTTGCTATTAATTGTGGAACACAGTTATTATTGGTATTATTAAAATGGCTTTTATCGTGTATTCTGTGTAAAGTCAGTATTTTTGGTATATTATAAAATGTTTTTCCTTCATAATTTAATCTTAACCACATATCATAATCTTCTAAAAATTCATTATTCCATATAGCATCTTTTTTATTAATCATACAAGATGAATTAATAATAGGATTCATTTTAAGAAATTTTCTTTTTCTAATTTTTTGTTTTGGCACTCTTGGTATATCTTGTTTTGAACCAAAATATTGACATAATGTACCAACTACATCATAATCTTTTTTTACTTTAATTTGTTCTTCAAGTTTTTTAGGTAGCCATTTATCATCAACATCTAATAAACATATTATATCGTAAGAACAATCATTTATCATTTTGTTAAGTGTTTCAGGTTTTCCTTTAGTATTTAAATATTCAATAACTTTGATTTGTGTATGTTCATATTTTTTTGCTTGTTTATATACATTAGAATTTTTTGGATGTCCATTTATTCCAATAATAACTTCCCAATGAGTATATGTCTGTTTTTTAACACTTTCAATAGATTCATTCAAGAATTCGATACCGTTGTATAGTGGAATTAAGATAGATACTGACATTAATTATTATATAAAAACTATATTTAAAATATAAAAAAAAAACAAGAAATATATTAATCATAAAGATTAAATTTTGTAGCAAATTTAATTACATCATTTCTGATTTTTTTTATTTGAGCATCAAAATTTACTAAATGATTATTAAAATCTTTCATTTTTTTCCCAGATATTTTTTGTATTTCGATTGAGAGTAAAACACAGTCATTAATTAGTTGTGCGATATATTTGAAATCTTTTTCTATCATTCCTCTGGAAGTTAATGGGGGAGAACCAATTCTAATACCTCCAGGTGATAATGCTGATTTGTCACCATAAACAGCATTTTTATTTAAAGATATATTTGCAAGTTCGCAAATTTTTTCAACTTTACTTCCAGTTATTCCTTTTGATCTTAAATTAACTAATACTAAATGATTATCAGTTCCATTAGTGGATACATTATATCCATAATTGATAAGTTCTTCTGCTAATATTTTAGCATTTTTTTTTACTTGAATAATATAATTTTTAAATTCAGGAGTAGAAACCTGTTTTAATTGAGTTGCTATTCCAGCAATTTGATGATTATGTGGTCCGCCTTGTAATCCTGGAAATACTGATTGGTCAATTTGTTTTTTATAATCTAATTTATAAAAAATCAATCCAGATCTTGGTCCTCTTAAAGTTTTGTGAGTAGTTGTTGTCACAATATCACAAAATTCAAATGGATTTGCAATTTCTTGCGTTGCGACTAATCCACTAAAATGAGCCATATCACACATTAAGTATGCTCCAACCGAATCTGCAATTTTCCGAAATCTTGGATAATCTAAATCCCTTGGATATGCACTATATCCACAAATTATCATTTTTGGTTTAAAAAAAATTGCTAATTTTTCTAATTCATCGTAATCAATTAATCCGTCTTCCTTAATATGATATCCCATTGATTCAAAAAAGATTGATGTTGCGGATACTTTTCTTCGTTGTGTATAAAACCCATGAGTTAAATGACCACCAGATGGTAAATCTAATCCCATAATTCTATCATGAGGATTTAACATTCCATTATAAACAGCCATATTAGCTGGACTTCCAGAATATGGTTGTACATTGACACCCCATTTACTTTTATCAAGACGAAAAGCCTCTAATGCTCTTTGTATACATAAATTTTCAATTTTGTCAACAACTTCATTTCCTCCATAATATCTGGCATCAGGTAGTCCTTCAGAATATTTATTTGTTAAAACTGAACCAAGACATTCCATAACTGCCTTAGAAGTAAAATTTTCAGAAGCTATAAGTTCTAAACCTTCTTTTTGTCTTTTTTCTTCATCTTTAATAAGATTAAAAATTACTGGGTCGTGTTCTAATAATGAAATATTAATATGTGAATTCATTTGTAATAAATTAACATATTAATTAAATCTTTAATAAAAAATAATTATTTTTTACTTTACCTAAATTATTCAATTTGAAACAAACCTTCAAGATGAGATTCATCCATCCAAGTCAAATGTCTATCATTTTCATCAAAGTCAGATGGTCTTACTATTGTCCAATTTGTATTTGGATCAATAATACCTGATTCGGAATATATACATGCTACTAAAGCAGAACAAAATAATCTGGATTCTTTTCTTTTTACAAAATCTTTTCTTAAATATGCTGCTAACCAATCAATAGGATTAAAATCATAAGGTTTTTCATATACTATTTTGTGAATTTTTTTCAAAATAGGAATTGTCAATTTATTATTCGGATCAAATAATTGACGTACCCATATTCTACCATCATGTTGTGCTAATACATGTTCAATGGGGGTAATCTCAACTCCTAATTTTATTTTATCATCTTGTGGATCTGGAATACCCTCATAAGATGATTCCCATAGATAAATTCCTGTCATTTCAGGTTTAATCCATGTAGGATCTTTTAAAATCATACCAACATGTGAATATGGTCTTTTTGTAAAAAATTCAACAAATTTTCCTGGCCAGGTCATAAGATTTGTCCAAGAAAATGTAGAACTAAAAAGTAAAATATCGCCCGTTTTAAGGTTTTTGACTGGTAATGACATTAATAATAGATAGTATATTATAGATATGATATCTTTATTTTGAAAAAGTAAATAATTTTATTTTATTTTAATTATTTTAATTATTATACTATATAAACAATGATTATCTATATTGATGGTATATTCGATTTATTTCATGTTGGTCATTTAAAATCTTTTAAATATATTAAAGATCATTATCCAAATTGTTTCTTATTAGCAGGTATAATAAGTGATAGTGATGCGACAGATTATAAAAGGAAACCAATTATTAATGAACAGCAACGTTGTGACATAATTAAATCAATAAAATATGTAGATGGTATAATATTTCCAGCTCCTTTAATAATGAATAATGAATTTTTATTAAACAATAAAATAGATAAGGTCGTTCATGGTTTTAGTTGTGAAGAAGACAAAAAGAAACAGGAAAGTTTTTTTAAAGAAATAATTAATAATTTTGAAGAGATACCTTATAATTCTGAAATATCAACTACAGATATAATAGATGAAATTAAAAAAAGATTTTAGTCGAATTTATATAATTTTTTTGGTGTAATACAAAAATTTAATTTAATGTCGTGATTATTAATATCTAAAATTTGTATTGGTTTTTCTAATGATAATCCTATCTTGATAGATTTTGGATAGTGTATCATAAATTTGTCATAATATCCTCCGCCATATCCTACTCGGTGTCCATTTTTATCAAATGCTAGTAATGGTACTAATATAATATTGATATTATGTTTTTTTTTATATTTTTCACAATTATATGGTTCGTCAATTCCGTATTTATTTTGTAATAGGTGTTTATCATCTTTATAGTAATAATGATCAAGAGTTTTATTTTTAAAATTAATTTTAGGAATAAGAATTTTGCAGTGTTTATAATTACTTAATATAGTTGATATAATTATTTTTGTATTAATTTCATTTTTTTGTAAAATTGGTAAAAATGTGTGAATTATATTAATTTTATTAAAATCAAAATTTTTGAATAATATTCTATTTATTAATAAACTATTTTTTTGTATATTACTTGATGTATACTCACATCTTTTATTTAACATGTGAATTCTAATATTATCTTTAGTCTTAAACATATTAAATTGATTCAATATAAGTAATTAATTATATAAATACTTATATTTTTATAATGGATACAGTAGAAAAACAAATTATTTCAAATACTCCTTCATTGGATGAAGAAATTATTACTGAATGTGTTGAGGATATTAGTAATAATATAGAAGAAGTTAGAGAAGAGAAAGAGTCATATGAAAAATTATTAGTAGGTGAGAACGTGATATGGACTTCAAATCCGCGTGTTGAAATTGAGAGAGAAGTTACAGATGATATTGAACCTATTACTCTTTATGATGCTTTATTTAATACTGTTACTAAATATGGTAATTTACCTGCATATACTTATAATGTGGGTAATCAACAAGTTATAAAAACTTGGTCTAAATTTTATATAGAAGTAAGAAAGTTTGCTTGTTCTCTAATTGCAAGTGGATTGGATGAATATTCTAGTGTTATGATTCAAGGTTTTAATTCATATGAATGGGTAATTTCTCATTTTGCTACAATATTTGCTGGTGGTATATCTTCTGGTGTTTATACTTCAAATTTACCAGAAATTTGTAAATATATGATAGATGATTGTAATGCTCAAATAATTATAGTAGAGAATGAGAAGCAGTTAAATAAATATAAGACTTATCTTAATGATTTAGTTGGTAAAGTGAAGGCTTTTATAGTTTGGTCAGATTATGAAAAATTGAGTACAGATTGGACGGAATCAGTTATTCCAGTTTATTCTTGGTGGGCATTTATGAAAAGAGGACAAGATAAAAAATTTGAAGTGGAATTAGATGAGCGTATTTCAAGACAAAGTCCTTGGAGATGTCATTCTTTAATTTATACAAGTGGTACTACTGGTTTTCCCAAGGGAGTTATGATAAGTCATGATAATATTTCGTGGGTAGCTCAATCAGTTATTCGTGATTTTGAATTAACACATAAGGAAAGAATGGTAAGTTATTTACCCTTAAGTCATATAGCTGCTCAAGCATTAGATTTTTATCTCCCAATGTTTACAGGTTCTCAAGCAACTTTTGCGAGACCAGATGCTTTAAAGGGTTCATTAAAGGATACTTTATGTGGGGTAAGACCAACAATATTTTTTGGTGTTCCTCGTGTTTGGGAAAAATTTGCTGAAAAGATGAAATTATTGGGTAAAAGTAATGGTTGTTTTAAAAGATTGGTAGGTAATAAGGCTAAGCAAGTTGGATTACAAGCAACAAGATATAAAGAGAAGAAAAAGGATTTACCATATGTATATTATCTAGCAGATTCTATTGTTTTTAGTAAAATAAAAAAAGGTTTAGGTTTAGATAAATGTAGATTATTTATGACAGGTGCTGCTCCAATTTCAACAGAGGTGTTAAAATATTTCGGCAGTTTAGATATTCAAATAATGAATTTATATGGTGCATCTGAATGTTGTGGTCCAATTACTTTTAATTTACCAAAAAATTTTAAACATTATGTAAAAATTCCAGGTCAGCCTCAAAAAAGAGTTTGTTGTGGTAGTAAATTCACCGGCGAGGAATTAGAATTATATTCACAGGATGATTCTAAAAATGGTGAAATAATTTGTAAAGGCAGACATGTTTTTATGGGATATATAAACAAAAGAGAAAAAACTTGTCAAGTTATTGATTCCCAAGGTTATTATCATTCAGGAGATGTTGGATATTTAGATAATGATGGTTTTTTGACAATAACTGGTCGTATAAAGGAAATTTTAATTACACGAGGAGGTGAAAATATTGCTCCAGTTTTAATTGAAAATAATATCAAAAAGGAATTATCTGATATTATTTCAAATGTAGTAGTAATTGGTGATGCCCAGAAATATTTAACTTGTTTGATTACATTAAAATGTGTAATATCTGAAAACGAAATTCCAACACGTATTTTAGAAAAGAGTGTCATCAAATTTATGGAAAAAAAAGGAAGTATTTTGAAAAATACAGAAGACGCAAGAGAATGTAATATTTTAAAAAAATATATAGAAAATGGTATAATAAAGGCAAATCAAAAGGCAGTGTCTAATGCTCAAACTGTAAAAAAATTTAAAATTTTATTAGATGATTTTTCTGTAGCTACAGATGAACTTACACCCACTTTAAAATTAAAAAGATCTATAATTTTGAAAAAAAATCAAAATGTGATTGATGAATTATATGGTGTTTAAATATCTACTTTACTAATATTAATATTACCATATTTTCTCTTAGTACTAACTTTAGAAACATCAAAGTTTTTTTTATTTTCATCACTGTCATAATTATCTTCGTGGTATTGCCAAAATTGTTTACTTCCACATTTAAAATTATCACGTAATGAAGCTTTAAACCAAAATACTTGATCTTCTAATCTATTTGATTCTGCATTATTACTGATAACCAAGCATTCAAATTGTTGTAATGAATTCATTACGTCACAAAATATTTGAAAATTTGGAAAACATCCAGCATATTGCTCATAAATTTTTTTCCGATTTGAATAATAAGGTTCTCGCATTATAAATGTATAATCAATATTGGTTCTTAATGCAGGTGGAATTCCTAAAGGATATTGCATAGTTACAAAAAAAATTATTTTATAATGTCTTCCATTCATAAATATAGACCGAATACATTTATCACGTGTCCATGAATCATCAAATAAACAATCATCTAATACTAAAAATAATCTTGGATCAACTGTTTTATAACGTCTATCATTTGATTTCATTTTTTTCATAAGATTAACTTGTCTTTTAAGAACATTTTCAATAATTTTTTTGTCATAATCATGGAAAATATAAGTTTTTGGAACAAAATCAGAAAAAAATTCATTAGCTGCTTCAGTTGCTGATATAACAGTTCCAAATGGAATATGTCTTTTGTTATATAAAATATCTTTTAAAACAATTGATTTACCAGTTCTTCTTCGTCCAATCGCAGCAATGACAGCATCATCACTAATTTTACGAATATCAAATTTTTTTAATTCTAGATCTAATCCAGACATTATGTATTATATAAAATATAGGATATTAATTTTTATATTTTTTAACGATTTAAAAAATATAAAATTTAAAAGTGAAATAACAATTATAATGTAATTTAAATTACTTATAATATTGAGTAATAGATATGAGAAATATAATTAAATCATTACCAATAGAAAATTTACAATATTTATTTGAAGGAAGAGAAAAATTTCTTCGTAAATTAAAAATGGATAGTGTAGCAGTGTATAGCATGACACCTTTGGAAGAATCAAAAAGAATAGCAGAAATTATTTTATCTTATGTTTCAAAAAGGGCTGTAATTACAGATATGACAGCATGTGTTGGTGGAGATACTATTCGATTTTCTAAAGTATTTAGACATGTAAATGCTATAGAACTGTCTGCTGAAAGATGTAATTTTTTAAAGCATAATGTAGAAACATATAATTGTCATAATGTTTCAATTTTTCAAGGCAATAGTTTAGAAAAAATACATGAATTAAAACAAGATGTAATATACCTAGATCCGCCTTGGGGTGGTAAAAAATATAAATACAAAAAAAAAATAAATTTATATTTATCAACCACACCTATGTGGAATATATGTAATAATTTAAATAAATTATCCAAAATTATAGTTTTAAAAGTTCCTTTAAATTTTAATGAAGAGTATTTTTTAAAAAAGTTAATTTATGATAAAGAAAAAGTTAATAGATATGTTTTAGAAAAAATGCAATTAATTATAATACAGAATAATTAATACTAACTATTGAAAATAAAATATATTAAAATAGTAAATGTTTAGTATTAATATTTTGCCATCATTAAATATAAAAAAAATATTATTTATAATAATAATATTAGTTATTTTATTTTTTTTATTTAAAGTAACAAAAAAGTTTAAATATCAGCCACTTGGAAAAGCAAAATATTCTCATACAAATGATAATTGGAGGGAATTACCAACTCCAAAAATAACATTTCGTCCTTTTTTAAATCCAAGTAATAAACGGATATATCGTTTCCCACAAATACGATGGTTATCACATAATCAAACATAATCAAATATTATTTTGCAAAATATTATTATATTATAAATTGAAATATTAGTAATATAATAATAATATAATTAAGAAATTATTCATCAGATTCATCAAATTCGTTTAATAAATTTGAAAAAGCATTAGCCATAATTACAATATTTTTTTTATCTGTATCTGTATCTGTATCTGTAATTTTAGGAGTATTTTGATTTTTTTTTGTTTCAGGTTTAATTTGTTCCTTATTTTTTTGATATAATCTTCTATTATAATGACCTTTATTACGATAATTATTTTTTTTATTTTGTTGTTCTTTTAAAAGTTTTCTTTTCGCTCTTCTTTCATTTTTAGCCTTTCTTTTATCTATAACAGTTGTCCATTCATTATTAGTATTAGTATTAGTATTAGTATTAGTATGCTCCATATTTTAATACTATATATATGTATTATCCTTAATTGAAATTTATATATTTAATATAAAAAAAAATTGATAATTAATTATTATACATAAATTTATAATATAAGCATAACTATAATAATTAATTTATATTCGAAATGAATCAAAATACTCCTACTCTTAAATTGAAAGATGGTTCAAGTTATTCTTGTAAATCTTTTGGATATGAAAAATCTATATCTGGTGAATTAGTTTTTAATACAGGTATGGTTGGTTATCCAGAATCTTTAACCGATCCAAGTTATCATGGTCAAATTTTGGTAATAACATTTCCAATTATTGGAATATATGGTGTCCCAAATAGAGATAAAGATGACTATGGTTTTTTGAAATATTTTGAATCAGAGAAAATACATGTAAAAGCAGTAATTGTTGCTGATTATTCAGATAACTATGAACATTATAATGCTATACAATCTTTATCTCAATGGTTAAAAGAGGAAAAGATTCCTGGATTATATGATATAGATACAAGAGAATTGACCAAAAAAATTAGAATTAGTGGTAGTCCATTATGTAAGATTGAATTTCCTAATCAGCCTATTGGTTATTGGGATCCTAATGAAGAGAATCTTGTTAAAAATGTGTCAATTAGAGAGAAAAAAATTATAGGAAATGGTTCAAAGAAAATATTAGTAGTTGATTGTGGCTGTAAAAAAAGTATTTTAACAAATTTATTAAAATATGATGTCCAATTAATTATAGTTCCCTGGGATTATGATTTTACTGAAGAAAAAATTGATGGTATTTTATTATCAAATGGTCCAGGTAATCCTTTAATGTTAGATACATTAGTAAATAATGTGAAAAAAATGTTGGAAAAAAGTATTCCAATTTTTGGAATATGTTTAGGTCATCAAATTTTGGCATTAGCAACAGGTGCTTCTACTTATAAAATGAAATTTGGGAATAGAAGTATGAATCAACCAGCGATTGATTTACGAGATATGAAATGTTATATTACATCACAAAATCATGGATTCGCAGTAGATGAATCTTCATTAAATGATGAATGGAGACCTTTATTTATAAATGGTAATGATCATAGCAACGAAGGTATAATTCATAAATTCAAGCCTTTTTTTTCAGTTCAATTTCATCCAGAGGGAAATGGAGGTCCAGAGGACACCAATTTTTTATTTGATACATTTTCTTCATTAATTAATACGAAAAAATTTCCAGTTAATACAATTAATTTTAAAACGAAAGAACCGATTTATAAAGTTTTAGTTTTAGGTTCTGGTGGTATTTCTATTGGACAAGCAGGTGAATTTGACTATTCAGGTTCTCAATGTATTAAAGCACTAAAAGAAGAAAATATAGAAATTGTATTAATAAATCCAAATATAGCAACAGTTCAAACATCTGATTATATGGCTGATAAAACATATTTTTTACCTGTAAAATTAAATACAGTGAGTAAAATAATTGAAAAAGAAAAACCAGATGGTATTTTATTACAATTTGGTGGACAAACAGCCTTAAATTGCGGTATTGAATTAAATAAAAGTGGTATTTTAAAAAAATATAATATTCGTGTTTTGGGAACTTCAATAAAAACTATTGAAAAAACAGAGGATAGGGTTTTATTTAATGAAACTTTGGAAGAGATAAATGAATCTATAATTCCGACAACAATTATTCATGATGAAGATTCTGCTATTAATTGGGCAAATAATATTGGCTATCCTATCTTAGTTCGTACGAATTATAGTTTAGGTGGATTAGGCAGTGGATTTGTTAAAAATGATACAGAATTATTGGCTATGTTTAGATTATCTTCAAGTAAATCGCCAGAAGTAACTTTAAGTAAATCATTACAAGGATGGAAAGAAGTTGAATATGAAGTAGTTCGAGATAATAATGATAATTGTATTGTTGTATGTAATATGGAAAATATAGATCCAGTTGGAGTTCATACAGGCGATTCAATTGTAATTGCTCCATCTCTGACATTAAATAATCATGAATATTTTAAATTAAGGGAATCGTCTATAAAAATTGCTCGTCATCTAAATATTATAGGTGAATGTAATGTTCAATTTGCTATAGATACAAAAAGTGATAAGTATTATGTGATAGAAGTTAATGCTCGTTTATCTCGTTCAAGTGCCTTAGCATCAAAAGTAACTGGATATCCATTAGCTTACATTGCTACTAAAATTTCTTTAGGAAAAGATTTAATAGATTTAAAAAATATGATTACAAAATCAACAATTGCTTGTTTTGAACCAAGTTTGGATTATTGTGTGGTAAAATTTCCTAGATGGGATAATAAAAAATTCACAAATTCATCAAATACAATTGGTTCTTGTATGAAATCAATTGGTGAAATTATGTCTATTGGAAGAACATTTGAGGAATGTTTTATGAAAGGATTAAGAATGATGAATGATGATTTTATATCATTATCAAATTCTACTCCACAATTAAAACGTATGACAAATGAACAATTAGTTAAAGAATTAAAAAAACCAACAGATAATAGAATATTTGTTATATTTGAAGCATTTAATCGTGATATGTCTGTAGATGATGTAAGTAATTATACATTAATGAATAAATGGTTTTTAAATAAATTTAAATCATTAGTCAATACTGAAAAATGGTTACAAAAACAAAATGATGTATTAACTAATCGTGATATAATATTAAAAGTAAAAAAATGTGGATTTTCTGATATGCAAATATCAAGTTTATTAAATTTTAATGAAAGTTTAATACGGAATATAAGAAAACAAAAAAATATAATTCCATGTGTTAAGCAAATTGATACATTGGCTGCTGAATTTCCAGCTAAAACTAATTACTTGTATTGTACATATAATGGTACAGAAAGTGATTTAGATTTTAATGATAATGGCGTAATTGTATTAGGTTGTGGTTCTTATCGTATAGGTTCTTCTTGTGAATTTGATTGGTGTGCGGTATCTTGTTTAAAAACTTTAAAAAAGATTCATAAAAGATCAATCATGATTAATTATAATCCAGAAACTGTTTCTACAGATTATGATGAAACTGATAGATTATATTTTGAAGAATTATCATTAGAAAGGGTATTAGATATATATGAAATTGAAAATAGTAGCGGAGTTATTGTATCTGTTGGAGGTCAAATTCCAAATAAATTAGTAATGCCATTGTCAGTAAATGGTGTTAAAATTTTAGGAACACAACCGGAATTTATTGATAATGCAGAAGATAGATATAAATTTTCAAGAACATTAGATACACTAAAAATTGATCAACCTGAATGGAAAGAATTAATTGATATTAAGGATATAGAAGTATTTGCTAATAAGATTGGATTTCCAGTTATTGTTCGTCCATCATATGTATTAAGTGGTTCTGCTATGATAGTTGCTTATTCTATGACAGATTTAAATAATTATTTGAAAAATTTAACAGAAATAAATTCAAAATATCCAATAGTTGTATCTAAATTTATTGAAGGTGCTAAAGAAATAGAATTTGATGCGATTGGATGTTCGGGAAATGTAATTAATTATGCAATATCTGAACATGTAGAAAATGCTGGAGTTCATTCTGGTGATGCTACATTAATTTTACCTGCTCAAAAGTTATATATTGAAACTGTCAAAAAAATTAGAAAAGTTTCTAAACAAATATGTAAATTTTTAAATATTACTGGACCATTTAATATACAATTTTTATCAAAAGATAACGATATTAAAGTAATTGAATGTAATTTAAGAGCATCTCGTTCTTTTCCATTTGTATCTAAAACATTAAATGTTGATTTTATTGAATTGGCTACCAGAGCAATGATGGGGCAACACGTAAAAAGAGTTCCAATTGATATTTATGATATAGATTATATTGGAATTAAATGTCCTATGTTTTCTTTTACAAGATTAGATGGTGTTGATCCAGTATTAAAAGTTGAAATGTCATCAACTGGAGAAGTAGCTTGTTTTGGAAGTAATAAATATGAAACATATTTAAATTCTGTAGTCAGTTCTGGAATTAGTATTCCAAAAATTAAAAGTGTTTTAATATCAATTGGTTCTATTCAATTTAAAGCAGAATTTTTAGAATCTGTCAAAAAATTAGTATCTCTTGGATATATTATATATTCAACAAAAGGAACTTGTGATTTTTTAAAGGATGAAAATATTGAAAGTATTTTATTAAATAAGATTCAAGATAATGACAAAGATAATGTAATTAATTATTTAAAATCAAAAAAAATAGGTTTAGTAGTGAATATGCCTAAAAAAAGGTCATATATATCACAAACTTGTGGATTTTTGATTCGCCGATGTGCGATTGATAATAATATTCCACTCTTTACGGATATAAAAAATGCAACATTATTCGTATCATCATTATATAATAATAATAATAATAATAATATGGAAATCAAATCATGGCAAGAATATGTATCAAAATGTTCTTATTAAATATAAGGACATTCATTAATTATTTTTTGCTTTTCATAATTATTTAAATTATTATACCAATTTAAATTATTATACAAATTTACATTATAATCAGTCCTTAATATGTCATTTAAGTTATTAAATTCATATAATTCTGCATCATCATCAATTAATTTTAATGATTCAAAATCTTCTTTAAAATTAGTTGGTATAACATAATCTACTTTCATATCTAAACCATATCGTTGATAAAAATCACCAAATGGACCACTATATTGTGTTACTAATTCAGTTATATCATGTTCATCATTTATCATTGCTGATAAAAATATTTTTTTTGACATACAAGGCTGTTCTTGTATATCTCTTTCAAGTTTTTTACAAATTTCTTTTAAATTATTATCAATTAAATTAGTTTTGATTTTATATAAATCATCATTAGTTGAAAAAGTTATTTCTATTGTTTTTGATTCTAAATCTACTTTAATTTCTTCATCGGGATAATAAGAATTATATATCGAACTAAAATAATTATATATAGACACACTTGGTATATATATATATGAAGTAAAAAAACTTAAAATTGATTTTTGATATGTATAAGAAAGCATAGTGTTATAATTATTAATTAATAAGATTATAATTTTAATATCAAATAAACATAAACATAAATATAAATAAAGTATATAATGGAAAATATAGATATGGAAAGAAAATGTGAAACAAATGTTGTTCAAAAAACACATCCTTTGAATAACACTTGGGTTGTTTGGATTCATAAAATATATGATAAAAATTGGCTAAAAGAAAGTTATAAACAAATTTATTCTTTTAATACAATTGAAGAATTTTGGAGATTTTATAAAGCAATTCCCGATTATACAACAAATATGTATTTTCTTATGAGAGAGGGAGTCTTCCCATTATGGGAAGATGCGAAAAATCGGAATGGAGGAACTTGGTCTTATATTATTGAAAAAGATATTATCAATTCTCATTGGATTAATATGTCCGCAAAAATGATAGGTGAAATAATTACTAATGATGATAAATATAAAAATAATATTAATGGAATATCTCTAAGTCCAAGGACAAATGTTGCTATCATAAAAATATGGAATAAAAATAAATCTCTTGAAAAAAAAATATCTTTAAATTTAGATGATGATTATTTAAATAATTTAAGATATAAGGTACATAAAAAGAAGTAAAAAATAAATAAAACTAGTTAAAGAATAAATACATTTTTTTTTTAATATATAATATCTAAACTATTATAATATATGTCGAATAACATTAATAATAAAAATTTTCAGGACTGGGAATTAATGGATCAAATTTTATCTAATAAGGTTGATAAAATAATTCAAGATCAAAATAAATTAAATAAACGAGTTTCTAAATTAGAGGAACTTGCACAAGAATCTCTAACTATTAATAAAAAAATATTATTGATGTTAGAAGAAAATAGAAATATTTATACTAATATGATGCAACAAACTTTAAATAAAGAACAAAAAGCAATTGAAATATTAAATGATAATAGAGGGGTATACACAGAAATGATTCAAGAAGCAATTGAAGTTAAAAATGATAGAGAAGATACACTTAATGCTCTTAATAATGATGGAACTAATATTAGATTAGATAATGCTTTATGGAGAACATATACTCATGGTAAAGATCCATATAAGGATCCATCTTTTGGTGTATTTATTAAAAATGTTTTGTTTGGAACTCCAGCATCACAACGGAAAAAAAAACAATTACAAAAAAAATGATGTTAATAAAAAATATATCTATTATGTATAAGAATAGATAATATGAAATACACACAATTAAAAACAGAAGATAAAATCTTATTAAATAAAGTTATCGAAACAGAATCAGGTAAAAAAAATTTAAATAAATCTGTATTAAATAAAGTTATCGAAACAGAATCAGGTAAAAAAAATTTAAATAAATCTGTATTAAAGAATTCTATTAACGAATTAAAATTAAGTAAAAAACAATATGTAAGTAATTTAGAACAAAAAAAAATAGAAAATGTTAAAACTAATAGTAAATTAACTGCTAAAGTTAATGAATTAATTAATAAAACAAATAAAATGGTAATTGATAATAAAAATATAACACAAAAAAAAGAAGAATTAAAAAAAAATACATCTAATAAGGACGTTATTACAGATAAAGATATTATAAAAAAAAATAAAAGTATAGTCAAAACTGAATCAAATCAATTTGGTCAAATTATACCAATATGTTTTACTATAATCGCATTAGTATGTTCAGGATTACTTATTTATACAAAACAAGTAAATATATATACATTATTATTATTATCATTAGTTATATCTCTTACAGTAATATGTCATTGTTCTATAGGTGATATTTGTATATTTAACGTTGGAAAGACTTTGTGGCAGCGAACACGATTAGGGCAAAGATGTAATTATACTAAATCTTTGTATTTTAGTGCTTTATTATCTGGATTTTTTGTAAGTTATATTATATTTTCGTATGATATGATATTTACATTTATTCGAAATATCAAAAAATTTTTTTAAAAATAAAATTTTAAATATTACTATTATGTATATTATATTATATAACATAATGGTAATAGATTCATCAATGTATTTTATTGGTTTTTTTGCATTTATATTAATATTATCCTGTATTTTAATGTTTTTATCCCAAGATTTATCATTATTCCTACTAGCACTAATTGGACTTTCTGTAACATTATTTTCATTAAATATATGTAGTATTATAGGATTTTGCCCAAAAGATGTAGAACTTATTAAATATTCAAAAGAGCAAAAAAAATGTATTTTTAAAAAGCATTTATTTTTTATGTCAATTTTATCTGGTTTGTTAGTCATAGCATTTTTATTTATATTTAATCGTGTTTATAATTTATTATAATTCATTCTACAAGTATAATAATTTGATTGAACTACATTTTCTTTTGGTACATTTGGTGGCAAACTAATATTTTTTGATTCAATTTCACTAATATTCGATTCACCTATAAATCCATGATTAAATATTCCATTTTTATATAAACATTCTTTTGGAATATAAGTATGTATTGTTTTAGTATCTAAATATCTATCAGTTGTTTTTTCTTTAATCCAGTTAGTAAATTGAACAGGTGGATTAAAAGAAGCATAATTTTTTTCTGGACCAGATAATTGAGAATCTGATTCTCTACAATTAACTTTCGTAGTACATTGATTATAATTATCAAATTTTCTAACGCAATTACAATCTATATTATTTTTTTTTTTTAAACTTTTACAATTTTGTGCTGGAAAAGGTTCATTATTAAAATTTTCTGTTTTTTTTTTTGAAAAAAACCATATAATTATAATTACAACAATGAATATTGGTATAATAGAAGAACAGGACAAACAATTCATTTTATATAATTTATACAATATATATTTTAGTCCAAATAACTTATAGCAAAAAAATGAATTTATTAAATTGTAGTTAAAAAATTGAATTTATTTAAATTATAATTAATATAAATTTAATATGCCTAAATCTGAAACAAAATATACAGAAGAATTATTGAAAAAAAAAAATTGTTCTCAACTAAAAAATATATGTAAAAGTTTAAAAATTAATGGATATAGTGGAGAAAAGAAAAATAAATTAATAAAATTAATATTAGAAGAACAGGAATATAAAGAATTGAAAGAAGAACAAAAAAATTTAGAAGAAGAAGTAAAAATAAATGAAAAAGATAAGATAGAAGAATCTGGAGAAGAGGAATCTGGAGAAGAGGAATCGGAAGAAGGAGAATCAGAATATGATGAATCAGAATATGATGAATCAGAATATGATGATAAATATAATTTTAATGGTACTACTATAATTTGTCTTAAAGATGGGAATATTTTTAAAAAAATAATTGATTTATTAAAAGAAGTTTTAGATGTAGGAATTTTAATAATAAACGAAGATGGTATTTCATTAGAATCATTAGATTCAAGTCATGTTAGTTTTATTCAAATGTTATTAAATAAAGATGATTTTGATAAGTTTATTTTTGATAAGAAAAGAGAAGATGATTTACATTTATCTGTTAGTATGAAAAGTTTAAGTAATATTTTGAAATGTTTAAATAATGGAGAACAAATTACTATATCACACGAAGAAGGTGAAAATAAAATTAAATGGGAATTTGATAATTTAGATACAAACGCACACAAGGAATTTAATTTAAACCTAATAGATCAAGATGCTCATGATATTAGTATTCCAAAAGCAAATTACCAATGCCGTATAAAAACATTATCATCAGAATTTCAAAATCTCTTAAAAAATTTAGCATATATAGGAGACTATATAAAAATTGATATAAGTAAGAGTAAAAATAAAATAGATTTTAAATCAACAGGCATTGATAGTGATGGTTGTATAAGAATGACACAAAATGATTATACAAAATTAAAATTCGCAAAAGATTTTACATCAACATTTTCAATTGATTATTTAACTAAATATGCTAAATCATCTACATTTAGCTCAAAAGTTTCTATTTTTTTAAAAGAAGGATCGCCAATTTTATTAGAATATAAGATTGATAATTTATCTGGAGTTATGAAATTTTATATCGCCCCCAAATCAGTAGAATAATTCTAATTTTAATATAATTAAATCATAATTAGAATTAAATAAGTTGATTAATTTACAAAAAAGTAGAAATAATATAATTAATTAAATAAATAATTATTGCAGATACTATACCAATTCCAATACCAATTAAAGATAATTTGCCATTAAATTTACAAGAATTACAGTCTTTTTCTTCAGGATAAATAATAAAAGATTTATCCAAAGTAATTCCCTCAACAGAAGCTAAAGTTATAATAGATAATGATATAATCGCAAAAAATAATATGTAATGGACGAATCCTAAAGTTGAGATATTATTAATACCATATACTAATAATAAAATTGGTAGAATACAAGTTAAAAATACGATTAATATACGACTAACATCTCTGTCATTTTGAAGTTGGTCTTGTAAAGTTATTTTACAATTGATATTATTTTCATTTGTATTTCCAAAATATTTTTTTGGTAAATTACATGTATCAATAACTATAGGTTTTGGTTCTGGTTTTGGTTCTGGTTTTGGTTCTGTTTTTTGTTTTGACTGTGCCTTGGAAGGACAAGTTAATTCTAAAGTATTGTATTTAGATTTTAACTTATAATAACGATCTCTATATGTATTTTCAGAAGATTTAGATGTCATCTTATATATTAATAGTTATATATTTTATTTTTTTTATGATTTTATTTTCTACCTTGTCTTTTTTTTTTTCTTCTATCTCTTAATTTTTTTCTTAATTTTGCCTTATATTTTTTTTCAGCTTCTTTTCGATTTCGGTTTAATCTTTCTTCTCTTCTTAAATTACTTTTTTCATCATTAGTTAATTTAGTTCCACCTAAAGAACTTAAAATATTAGCAAATGGATTTTCTCCATCTCCTTTTTGACTCATGGCACTCATTATACCACCCATTGCTCTTCCTAATGGGTCTTGTTTTTGATTACTATCAGTAGATCCTCCCATAGATCCTCCCATAATATTACTTAACATAGGTCCTAATGATTCAGTCAAATTTCCCATCATTTTCATTACTTGTTCGCCAGATTTTTCTATAGCTTCTTTATCAATTTCACCACTATCTATTTTAGATTGAATATCATTTGCCATGGTTGCGAATGGACTATTACCATTTTCATCGGCTCCAAATAATCCTGCTAATGGATTTTCAGTATTTCCATTACCACCAAATAATCCTGCTAATGGATTTTCAGTATTTCCATTACCACCAAATAATCCTGCTAATGGATTTTCAGTATTTTCAGTGTTTTCAGTGTTTTCAGTGTTTTCAGTGTTTTCAGTGTTTTCAGTGTTTTCAGTGTTATTTGTATTATTAGTAAACATATTTCCAATCATATTTTGAATTTGTTGTTGCATTTTATCTAAATTTTCATCACCTAATGTATTTCTACACATTTTTTCAATTTCTTCTAAATCATTTGTAATACCACTTAAATCATTCATAATTTTTTCTTGCTCTTCTTCTGTAATTACTTGAGTTTCTTCTTGGTTTTCATTATCTTCTACTTCTACTTCTTCTACTACTTCTTCTACTTCTTCTTCTTCTTTATTGTTATATAATCCTCTAATATCATCAAGTGTTGCTTTTCCCATTACAAATTTACCAATAGTATAACAATAATTAATATGAGAAAAAACTTGTTTTTTATCTTTTTTTTCAATATTTTCCCAAATAGTTTTTATATTTATATCATTTAAAAAATTAATTTCAGAATCTTTATCAAAGACAGTACAATCATTTTCTTTAATTCTATCTATATATGTTGGTAATTCATCAATCATATTATTTAGTATATCAGATATTAAAGTTTCTGATGATTGAATTTTATCAACATATGTTTGTATAGTGTTGTTTTGATCATCATATAATACTAATTGATTAATAAAATCACAATAACAAGTCTTAAATGTATTTAGTCCTCCTTCCATTATAGAATATATCTTTTACTATACAAATAAATAAAAAAACCTTTACGCAGACTTTAATGTTTTGGAATTCTGGTATTTTTCAACAATTTTGAAAATTACTTTAACATATAGCCAGATTTGTTTTTTTGTATTATCAGTAGCATTTTTCCAAATTTCTTTTAAGTTTAATTCATCTAAAATAGTCCCAGATAAATCATATTCTAAAAAGAATTTTTCGTCATTAACTTTAATATTTGGATAAAATTTCCAACATGTTTTAATAAAATTTTGAATTCCCCATCTTTCATTTGTTTTTGTTACTAAAAGAAATTGATTTTTAATGGGTAAAATTTCTTTATTTTCTGGATATGTTTTTGCCATTTCGCCTAGAAAATTTAGACATTGTTTATTAAATGCTTGGACGTAACTCATCGTATATTATAATAAATGAAATAATCTTTAAATTAAAACTAATAGTTAATAATTAGTATAATTAATTAATGTTTATATTGTTTAATATCATTTTGTCTACTTTTTTGTAATTCTTCTAATTTTTGAGCAAAATCATTTCCAAGAGAATGATTATCATTTTTTTCATTAATTATATTAATATGAGACATATCATGAACACTGCTAAAGTTTGCTGAATCAAGACATGCTTCATTACTAAATCCGTCATTTCCATCTAATGAAACAAATGTTTCTGAAAAACTGGCTGCTACTCCAGTATTCACAGCCATTACATTAACAGTACTTTGTTTAATAATATTTGTAATAAAAGTAAAAGCATCCTCTCCAACATATATTTTAGAATCATTTCTATCAAATATTGTTGGGACACGTTGAATTTGTGGTGGTAAATTTTTTCTATTTTGATCTATATTAATCAATCTAATTTTATCACTTTTGATATTAAATCGTTGGATTTCTTCAAGTAATTCTTTAGAATATTTGCATTGATTACTATAGTAACATTCAGCATATTTTGTTCGTATATTTTGAGTTTGATTAGTAGCTGGAAAAGATGGTTTATTTTCTGTGCCTGTATTTAAATTTGGATTTCGATTTGGGGGTGGTAAATTAAAATCTTTAGCAATTTGTTCCTTTCTTTTTTTTCTTCTTCTTAAATTTTTTTTATTTCTATTACGATACATTCTATATATATTTCTGATAGTTAAATAATAAGAATGTAAACGAAATAAAAATATTATTTAAAATTGATTATGATATTTAAATAACAAATTACAAATTATATATTGAATATAATGAACAATTATTTTAAAGACATTGAAATTAGCGATGACGTAGAACTTAAAATGAGTATTTATAATTTAGATACCTGTATAGTAAATTCTTTTCGTAGAATTGTTTTAGCAGATGTTATAGGTACTGCTTTTGATAATATAATTATACAAAAGAATACATCAATTATTAATAATGAGATTTTATCTCATCGTCTGTCATTAATACCATTAGAAATTGATATTGATGATATTGATAATATTTGTGTAGAATTGGATATAAAAAATTATGGTTATGAAAAAAAGTATGTAACAAGTTCTGATTTAAAGGTGATTTCTGGTAAAATAGATATTATACCAAATATTTTGCTTGTAGAATTAAGACATGGAGAGGAAATTAATTTAAAAATGCATCCGGTTAAAGGTAATGGTAAGAAACATGCTAAATTTCAACCAGTTTCAGTTTGTTGTTTTAAAATAAAAGAAGATGTTTCTGTTAAAGAAGAAATATGGAATAAATTAGATAAAAAGGGTAAGAAAAAATTACGAAAATATTGTAAAAACACTTTATCATTAAATGATTATCATTATTTGTATGATAATAGTGTAGGTAGTTATGGTTTCAAGAATTTTAATGAAAATACAAAAAATAAGATAGAAACAGGTATAAAAAAATATTTAATTGATAATAATTTAGTTGGCACAGATATAGATGATTTTATTATTTTTAAGGATATGTATTATAATAAAAAGTACGTATATTCGTTTAAATTAGAATCACTTTTGGTAGATCCGTATGTTATTTTTTCAAAAATTTTGTATCAATTTAATCAAAAAATAATTGATTTACAAAATAAAGATATTGAAATTGATAATCAAAATAATGTTGGTGTTTGTTTTGTAATTGAAGGAGAGGGTCATACAATTGGTAATATTTTATCAAAGGAATTACAAAAAGATGATAGAGTTAAATACAGTTATTATAAAATGAAACATCCTTTTCATAGAAAGATAATGTTATATTTAGTTTTAAATGACGAAAAGAGTGATGAAAGACAGTATGCAAAAGTTTTAGCAGATTCATTTAATCGTATTGTAAAAATAAATAATGATTTACAAACAGAATGGGAATGTATTTTAAAAGAACGTGAAAAAGAAAAATTGAGTAATCAAGAAATAATCGAAATTTAAAATAATAATATATATTATATATAATAATAAGGTGATGACTGATAAACGGAAATATAGAAACATAAGAAATATAGATAAAAGGATAAAAAATTTAAAAGAACAATCAAAAAATCAGTTTTCTTTTTTAAGTGATTTAGATAAAAATATAGATATATTAGATAGTTCTCTGGACGATCTAAAAACTAATGTTGAAGAAAATGTTGATTCTTTGAAAAAAATACCAGAAATTACTATAAATATTCGTAGCATTATTTTAGAATTAATTACACTTTATACACAATTGAAAGAAAATTCAAAAGTATTAAAGAAACAGATAAAAGATTTAGAATCAAAGAAAGTAAGTGTAAATAAACAAGTAAAGGATGTTCAAAAAGAATTAAAAACTCTTACAACAAAGGTTATTGAGAGAGATGGTCATATTAAACTCCAATTTAATAAAATTAATAATCGTAATAATTATTACAAACAGATAATTAAATTATTGCGATCATATGATAAACAAGTAAATAAATTAATTCCGGAAGATTATGAATATTTAAAAACAGAGATAATATCAAGATTAGAATATATGGTAGAAAATATTCAATATATTAAAAAAACTTTATATACAAAAAGCAAAAGACTTGAAAGAATAGATAATAATTTTAATAATATAAGGGAATTATTAAAGAAGTATTCTTCTGCAAATAAAGAAATTCCAAATATTATAGATGATGTAAGAAAAAATGAAGGAGTAAGAAAAGATGTTTTTTTAAAAGATATTACAAAGAATTAATTTTGTTTTTTAGCATCTTCTAATGATATAGGACGATTAGTTCTTATATCTTCATAACGAATACATTGTTTAGGATCTTCTTTACAAGTTTTATCTGTTTTATATAACCATTCAGCAAATTCTCTTTGTTTATTTGGTATTTGTGTATTAGGCATTGTATAGAATTGACGTTGTGAGTGTGTTTTGTTCCATACATCACTAACATCTCTATATAAATTATGATTAAAATTTTCTTCAGCAGATTCTTTAATATCTTCTTTTTTGATATTACATGCTTCAGGTCTTTCAGGTTGTTCGGTATAATCAGACATTAATACATTCATAAATGGATTATCTTTTGTAGGGGCTATACATTGATCTTCAATAATTCCAAGTTCTTCTAATGATTTTCCAGTATCTTCGTCTCTAAAGTATCTATATAAGTATAGAGTTATTAATCCTGTAACAATTGGGATAAATACAACATTAATATTTCTGTTATGTACAAATAAAATAATTGCTATATATATCGAGAATCTTAAAATAGCATTTAATTTTTCTGTGTATTCCATATCATTTGCTGGAAAAAATTCTGTTAATCTATCTTTATTAAAAATAATAGAATAATCATTAAACCAAAAAGGATCTATGTTTTTATTAGACATTATTAATATATAATAAAAGCAGAGAAATAAACAACAGGAATTAAGTGTAAATTATTTTTAACAATTAGAATTTTGAGGTACAATTTTTTCTCCAAGTTGTTGTGAATTTTGTGGAATATGTGAAATTTTAATATCAGTAGGGGTAATATTAATAGACATAAGAATATTTTTATTAGAATTATTCCATGCTTTAGAATTTTTTTTAACTATAAATACTTTAATTTTGATATCAGTTGTTTTTGTTAATACATTAGTATTTGATTTAACAACAGTATAACTATCAACAATATATTTTTTTCCAAAATGAGTTTCTACAAAATCATCAAGTTTATCTTTTAATTTGAAATCCATAATAGATTTAGGAGTTTTAGTAACATTGGTAAAAATTTTTTTTGTAGATATATTTTTTGGCATTTTAAGAAAAAATGTAGTAATTAGTACAGGAATTAAAACAATAGGTATAACTTGAAAAGACATTATATATATAATGATAAGTAAGAAAAATATATTTTATGTATGATGTTTTCTTAAGTATGTTAATATTTCATAAATAACATCACAATCTAATTCATTATATCCAACAATATCATCCATTACTTGTTGAGACTTATGTTCATAATAATTAATAGCAAATGCCATAGAAACTTCACCAGAGCTACATTTTGTATCATATTTTTTATTAATCATACCGTGTTTATTCATAGCACTTGATACAGATTTTAATCCAAATCCAGATAAACAATCTTTAATAACAACAGGTTCTGATTTAATTAATTCCATTACATCTGTAAAATTAACTTTCCATTTAGATGAATTTTCTTTTCCGTGTCGTTTTCTAGCAGAGTTAAGGAAACTATTTTCTGCATTAGACCAACAGTAACAATTAACATCTTCTCTTTTTAAATTATATTTTTTAAGAACAGATTTCATTTGATTTAACCATTCTTCAATTATCCTATATTCTTCAGCTTTAGTTAAAGATTCTGCTTTAAAATCATAATATCTTTTTTTATTACGAGTATTAAATTTTTTCTTTATTTTATCAGGAATGACAACAGTTAAACCAATCAAATAAATTATAGATTTACCTCCATAAAGTGAATTTAAAGTTTCAAAATCTACATAAAATTCAACTCTATTAGGATTTTTCCAGTTGTCTAAGTTATTTTCAATCTTCTTTGGTAATATTTTTGTTTTTTTCATTTTATTAACATCAATAATTTTTTGTAAAACCATTGCTTTTTTTGTTCCCTTTTTGAATCCTAATATTTGTGGATTTAATTTAGGATTATCCCAAGTATAAATACCTTTTTCGTGTGCTTTTTTCCTATTACTTGGTCCAACTTGCCATAATAATGAAATTTCTTTTAATTTAGCAGCAATTTTTTTTTTGGCTGCTCCCCAATATCCTGGACTATTACTTAAAATTAAAGGATATAATTCCTTACGAGTAGGTTTTGGTTCTACTTTCCATTTTTTTCCATTTTTTCCGACATCCCTATACCATATTAAAGCATTATTAATCATTTCCACATAATTTTTATCTTGATTTGTTAAATTAATATAACCAGGGCGGGACCAATCTTTATCTTTCTTGAATTTTTGTCCATTTTTTGTCATTCTCCATCCACTTCCAATTAAAAATGAAATATCAGACTGATAAATTTGATTTTTTGTTAAAATTTTATTTCTAAAAGCAGATTGTGCTTTATATAATTTCATTACAGATTCATTTGTTAATGTCATTCCATTACTGGAAAATGGTAAAATTTTATATTTAATAGAAATTGGTATATAGAACCATTCTTCATCGTGTTTTTGACTATATGTTGAAACTCCTTTAAATTGTTTTTTAACAGATGCTTTAAATTTTCTTTTATTAAAAACATTTTCTATATAATCACTTCTAACTAATAAATCAAATACTGTATAAATTTTATTATCTTCATCTTGTAACATCCCATTAATAATAATCTTGGTTCCTTTATTCATATAATCATTTGTTAATTGTATAAGGTCATGTGTATAATTTCCATAGTTTTGTGGTAATCTTTGACATTCATTTTTATGATTTTTTTCAATTGTATTCATAACTGTAGATTTAAATTGATTTGTTTTTTTAAATTTTAATATGGTAAATGGATTATTAGGTTCTTTTTGATATCCATTTTGAGCACCATACATTTCTAACCAATCGCATAGAGTATCACCAATACAATAATTTCTAATTTTTCCCTCGTTAATCCAAGGAACTGTTTTTCTATTTGTACGTGAAATCTTTCGTCTTTTTGCTTTACCACCATTAATTAAACTTGGTGGTCGTCTTCTTTTACGAGATTTTTTGTTAATTTGTTTTTGTTGATACACCATTTCATCATAAAATTTTTTAAATTTTTCTTTATTATCTTCAAACCAAGTTCTATTTCTTTTAATTGGTCTTAAATAATCATAAGATAAATACCACCAATTTTTTTTTTCTTCATTATAACCACAATATTTTTTATTTTTACATTCTGTTTTTGTACTAACTTCTTTAAAAGAACATTCATAAAAATAACATAATTCAAAGTCAGCAACTTCTAATTGTAATTGTACTTGAGCATAATAATGTAAAGAAATAGAACCATCAATTATTCTACTACTTGGACATTTAATTTCAATTAGACAATGATTAGAAGTAACTCCATCAGGACTAGCACCTAAAAAACTATATTTTTTATCTTTATGAGTTAGTAATCCAACAGGCCAAACTTTTTCATTATATTTTTGTTCGAAAATTTCGATAGCAATTGGTTCATAATGATTTCCATGTCGTAAATGAATATTATCTATTCTAACATTATTTAATTTATCAGTCAAAAGATCATCGGTAGTCGTAAATTTATCATTATATCCTAATATAGTTCCACAGTCGCTTGCTGTTATCATCGTAGTTCGTTTTTTATACCATTCTTCAGTTCTTTGTTCTATTGAATTGTCTTGTAATGTCTTAACAAAATTAGGTTTTTTCATTATTAAAAATTGAATTAAATTATATAATTATAAATAATCTTTCAATTTTTATATATCTTTAATGACTCAACAAATAAATAGAAAACGACAATATCACTGCGTAGAAGGTAATAATGGATATTTTTTTGAACCAAAATCAAAACGTAGAAGAATTTTCAATAATCAATTAGAAGTTAATTTTCCCATTGAAAATCTTGTTCAATCAGTTACAACACAAATTAAAAATTTAAATGAGCAATTTAATAATTTGTTAATTAAAATGAATCATTTTGATAAAAAAATAGATAATTTAAATAATCGTGTAAATAAAATAGAAAAAATTCTAAAAGAAAATTATATTCGCGAATTACCTAAATTTTCAGAACCCTGTTCTTATATTTCTTAAAAAATATTTACAAATCTTTATTTAATCTTATTTTTGATAATAAATTTTCAGTTGGTGTTTTTCTTTCAAATACACCATCTTCACTATCAATAAAATTATCTAAATCTGCAATATGATTAACAGTATTATCTAAAATCCGTCCAGATATATTTACTACAAAGTTTCCAGAAACAGAATATTCTCTTTTACCATATTTAAGCATTTCACTAATAATCATTCCAACAAAAAATTTATATTTATGTCTGGGTACATATAATTTACATTTAGTATCCATTTCACAATATTTTGTTAAATGACATGCTTTATTTTGTATATCTTTATTAGATGTTATTCTATCCCCACAGGCTATTCGTATTTGAGATTCATTATCTGTTTCATTTATTTGATGATTATATTTATCAAATGTAACAATATCTGAACACATTTTATAAACAAGTTTGTATAATTTTTCTTTTATACTAAAAATATGATTATGTTTATAAATAGTATATTTATTTTGTTTAGCAAATGTTTCCTTTATTAATGAAATAATTTTTTCTTTGTTACGTTTATTTATATTTTTATGTAAATATTGTGAAAATTCTAAAACAAGTCTTTCATATCGTTCATGAGAAACAATAGTTTCTTCAATATCATCGAATTGATTCCAATCAGTTCCATCAGTAATTATTACATTTGTTTCATTATCATATACTTTAATATCACTAATATTAATTTTTGTATTATATTTAGAAAGTTTAATCTTATTGTCTTTTATCAATGTGTATTGTAATGTTTTTACAGGAATACTAAGTTGAGAATCAAATACTAAATAATTTATTTTTGAATTTTTGATTGAAACTCCATTAATTTCATATCCAAACCCAGATTTATTTTCTATTTTTTCAATAATATTATTAATATGTTCAATGTAGGATATTGTTTCATAAATATTTTTTGTATATTTTTCTAAATAATTGGTTATATCTAATATTTGATAATTGCCATGATTATATATTGATGGTTTAACAGGAACTATGTATTTTCCTTTTGTTAAAATATATAAACATCTTGAAAAATAATCTTTAAATACAGCAATCGGTTTTAATTTGTTATCATGTTCGCTTAATTTTTCAAATAATTCAAGAGTTTGACGACATGTAAATATTTTATAAAAAACTCGTTTAATTTTTCTAGAAAGATATTGTTTACTACATCCCCTTTGATACCATAAACTTATTAAATTCATTAATTCTGAATACTTTTTATCATTATAATCAAAAAACATTTGTAGTGGTTCATCGGATTTTTTTGGTTTTTTAAGAACAATTGGTTCATAACTATTATTTTCATATTGATATAAAAATATAAATTTTTTATTTATATCATAATAATCTTCAATTAAAATATCAGATAAACAGGAAGTATATATTTTACCAAGGTCATAATTATCATTTAGTAATTTATGTGGTTCTTGTCTAAAGATTACTACATTTAATCCATCCTTATGAATTAAACCTGGTTTAGATAATAAATCAATTAAATATTTACGATCAAATTGTAAATTATCTTCTGTAGGATTTGATATATCAAGAAATGTAAGAAATTCGTTGATAACTTCTTCAATAGTAATATTTCCAATATTCGATATTTTGTTTTTTCTTTGAACTCGTGTTTTAAATTGTGAATATATTTTATTTTGATTAAGTGAAATAAATTCTTCCTTATTTTCTTGTAAATATTTTTGAATTTTATCAAAAAGTTCAAAATAAGTTAATGATGTGTATTGTAAAATTGCTGGCCAAAAATATTTATCATTAGTTAAAGTTATTTGTAAACATTGATCCCTGTCTTTCTTCTTTATACATTTATCAACACCCATTAAAACAAACCCTTCAGATTTCATTATATTTGCATTAAAATTGTTATCAAATTTAGTATAATAATTAAATACTTTATGTAAAATTTTTGGTAATAATCCAAATGTATGTACCAAATTATTACTAATATTACTAGATATATAATCTTCGATTTTTATCTCAGAATTAATCATATCTGTATGAGTTTTTTTACTAATAATGCCAGTACAATATAATAAATTTCGTTTAGTTTTTTTATTCATATTAATAAAACAACACGGATGACAAACATTTTTTTTTATATCAGATTCACTAATTTCTATATCACTTGTAATATTTTTTGATTTATTTGTAGGAATATCTAAAAAACTAGGATATATATGTTTTGATTTTTTTTTATTTGGGCATTTTATCACTTTTCCTTCCCATTCCAACACATGTCCATTTTCAAACGGTTTTAATATCTTATCTACTTGATCATTATATGAATCTTGATCTAAAGGATTCTTTATTTTATTATTTATATTTTTAAGTTCTTTTTCACTATAATATTTAAGCATAGAATTTTCATAGTCTTCAAAATATTTTATAATTTTAGAATGTAATGTTATTTTATCCAATGCTTTATGTTTTGTTTTTTCATTTAGAGTATTCCAAATTAAAACACACTCTTTTTTTTGCCAACCTGGTGGATTTCTACCTTTACTATCTTTAATGAATTTATTAGATTTCCAAACATGATATTGTAATAATTTATCAATATTAATTTTTGTGTTTTTTGAAGAATATCGTTTTTTTATTGCTGTAACAGCATCTTCTATTCCATAGAATTTAATAAATCTGTTTCGATATGTAGAATTAAATTTATTTGGTGTAAATATTCTCAATAAAATTTGTTTAAATTTATTATTTTTATTTCGTGTTGATGGTAAATTTTTAATAATATAACTGATTGGTATTTCTAATTCAATTAACATTCGTGTAATTTGTTTTTCATCCCATTCATTTTGATCATAATCCTCTAACCACCTACTAGGGCTTTGTTCTCTTTTATTCATAGGAATAAAATGATTTAATTCATCAATAATATCTTGAATTTTTTCAATTTTTAATTGATATTTTTCTTTATTTTTTCTTTCTTTTTTTCTTTCTTTATATTTATTTAATTTTTTCATATTTTTGTCACGTAGTTCAATTAAATCTTTCACAGCAGATATTGCACCCCCAGTTTGATTATCAATATATTTGACATTATGTTCTTTTATTGTCAAAATTTTTGGAGCATTTTTCTTTATTTTATCTCCAGTTCCTATTGGTTGTCTATTAACACTACATCTTTTTGCATATAAATTATTTTGACTTTGGTCTAATTTGATTTTACAATAACGACATTCTTTGTCTGTATGTTTTATTTTCATACCACAATTTGGACACTTTATAGAAATATCATATGCTTGTTTTAATCTTTTTAATAAAGAAAATCCAACTATTTTATTCTTAATAAATTCATCATCGTCATCATCATTTACAAATTTTTTTGAAATTTTATTATAAATAGTATTAAAATATTTTATTATATCATAATTTTTATCTTTGGTATTTAAATCTTTAAAATTTTTAATATTATATGCTACATATAACATTTTTTTAACAAAATTTGTTAAATATTCCCATTGTTGGAAACTTTTAAAACCCATTATACACCATTGAAATTTTTCATCTAATAAATCAGCTGCATTACATTTTTTTGTATCACATCTTTTTACTTGAGATGTTTTACTCAATTGATATAAAATACCATAACCTTTTGCTTTTCCATATAATAAATCTTTATGTAAATTCCATTGATTATATACATTAATTGCTTGAGAAGGTGTCATATTAAATTCAATTTGCATAATTTCAATGAGTTGATCTTTTTCATCTGCTGTTAATTCTGTACGCGAATCTTTATTATCATCATCATCATCATCAATAAATTTTGTGAAATATTTGTCTAAAACTTGATGAACCATTATATCTTTTTTATTTTTAACCTCATTTCCACGAAAATGTTCTAATCTCAAAAAACGAAAATCTAAAATAGTTCCTTTTCCTGCATTATCTGATTTTATGTATGGATATAACATATTAACAATAGTTTTATCTTTAATATCGTCTTCATTAATTATCTTATTTGTTATTACTGAACCATTAATTGATTGAATCGCAACATTAGAATTTGATGAATCCCAATTTAATATATCAGTATTAGCCAATTGAATTTTTGAATCTTTCATATTAATGCCTAAATTACCAATTTTATGACTATTTAATTTATCTATAAAACTATTAATACCTTTTATAATTAATTTCATTCCAATTTGGTCGATATATATTTTCGATTTTGATGCTAAATTTATTGTAAATCGTATAGTTTTTGTATCATATAATTGAATTTGAATATATAAATTTTCATCTGCAGTAATTTCTTTTGGAATTAACATTCTAAATTGAATAATATTTGGTTCTTCAAGTTTCCATTTCAATTGACGATGAATTCCTTTTTGTTTTATTAGTTTTGTCATTTTTTGTATTAGTTTAGATTCCTTTGGAAGATACATTGTCATATAGGGAACTTTTTCATTAACAGGGTATAAATGGAGGACTTTTTGTAGATTTATGTATGATGGTTTTATAATATCTGTTGAAGTACCATTTAATTCTACATAAATTTTATGAGTATATTGTTCAAAGGATAATTGTTTATCAAAACTTTTTGGCAAAACAATATGTTTAAATTTTTCTATAATATGATTATAATTTTTGACATGAAATCTCCAATTATTTATTTTAGCATATAAATAAGACATATCATCTTTTTGAAAAAAATTATCAAATTTAGCAAAATTAAGAAATGGCCAATAAATCTTACTAAAATTAGATAAATGTTTTGTAATTGATTTTTTTGTAATAATTTCTTCAAAATTTTTTATGTTCTCATTTGAAATTAAATAATTATAATACATATAAAAATCTGGAAAATATGCCATGTTTATTTCTATTTCAGATGTATTATTATCAATAAAATTACTTAATGTCGATTCAAAATCCAATCGGTTTTTATCTATTATCATTGGATTGTTATAGATTTCATTTAATAAATTATATCGTGAAGTTCTAAAATCTATTATTTTTTTTTCTGGATTTTTTACATCTTCGATATTTTTTATCTTTTCTTCTATTTTTAAAAGATTTCCAAGATTTTTTTTTTCATTTGTTGTCTCAAAACTTAATATATTTTGTATATATTTTCCAAGATCATTATTACGATAAGATGATAATTTGGACCAATAGTTTGTAAAAAGAGAATAATCCATATATTTTTTTTTTGTTTCGTCTTCATATTTTTTTTTTTCATTTAGAAAATTATATATATTAATATACTTGTATGCTTCTGTATCATTTTCTAAATTCTGTGATAAATTTTTACAAGAATAAAGTTCTTTAGTTACATTTTTAGAATTATCACATAATGAGTGACCACATATAACATCATCTTTCCATAAATATAAAAATTCTGTTACTGGTAAAGGTTGGGATAAAAATAATTTATTTTCTTTTATTTTTGATAAATTTAATCCTGAACGATATCTATATTGTTTTTTACAAGTATTACATTGAATTATGAAAGAGTCATTATTATTAATATTATAATACTCATCCTCATCTTCAAATAAATCGTCATCACTGTCTATATCAAAATCATCTGTTTCATTAGAAGATATAATTTTATTATTTTTATGATTAAAACAATAAATACATGTTTTTTTTATTGTATCTGTATTTTGAGAATCATTCTCATATTCAATTAATTTTAATAATTCATTGCATATTTTTTGTTTAACAATATTAAATGTATCACTTTGGTATACTGATATTGTAATTGTATTTACTTTTTTAACATGAATATTTTCAAGCATATCAGAATATTGAAGTTCAGTATTTCCAACTATACCCATTAGATTTACTTTTAATGTATACGTTCTTTCATATAATACCATCTAAATTATATACATATAATTTAGATATTATTACTTTAATTAATATCTATTCTTTAATATTAATAATTTATAAATTCCATTTTCCATTAAAACCAGATAATTCAAAATTAGTATCTTTATTACAACCTGTCTTTATCATACTTATATTATTTTTCATATCAGGAGAATGATTTTGAGTGGGATTCATTTTAAATTTAATTAAATCTGTTATTCTATTAAAGTTTTTGTCAGATTCTAAAATAGAATTCATGTTTGTATTAATCTTATCTGCACCAATTTTATTTGAATGATTATCAATATTCATAGGTAAATCCTTTTTTTTTGGTTTTTTTACATCTTTAATTAAATCTATGATACTATTTTTAGATATTTTATCTTTATACATATTAGAATTTTCTTGATTATCTTGATATACTTGAGGTTCATATTGTGGTTCATATTGTGGTTCATATTGTGGTTCATATTGTGGTTCATATTGTTGTTTATTTTTTAAATCATTTAACATTTTTTCATATGTTGTTAAAGTATCTTGAGATGTTTTTATTTTTTTTGTAGAATTTAGATTTATATATATGGATGATAGTATTAATATTAATACTAATATAATTAGTAATAATTTTTTATTGTCTTCTATTAATTCAAACATTTTTTATATTACCGTTACACAAAAAAATTTTATTATTATTACTTATAATTTAATTTAATTTAATTTAATTTAATTCAATTCAATTTAAATTTTTTTTCCAATCTTTATGAATAAAGTTTTGTAATTTACCTATATTAATTTTTTTTGGAATTCCTGAAATTTTTTTTAATGGTTCATTTTTAAAACTTTTTAAAAGAAAATTTTCTTTCCTCATCCATTCAAATGTATTAATTTCTACAATATTGTTTATTATTTTTTCAAATTCGATTAAATAATTTATTATTTTGCTTGAATTTTTTGTTGAATTAATTTTATAAATAGTTTGTTTGATTTCATCTTTATTAAAAGATAACGTAACATCAGATATTCTATCAAAAAATTCATTTATTTGAATTAATATATTTTTTTTTGGAGGATTTTCTATTTTTTCCAACATAAAACGAAGAACTTCTGATTCACTAGTTATTTGTGATAATTTTGCCATATCACTACTAAAAAGTGGTGATAATTTAGTTAATTTTTTGGCATATTTATCATTTTTAGTTTTATTTAAAAATTTATATTTATTAAATAATCTTTTTGCTGTTTTTAACGAATTTCTATGTTCTTTTGAAGAATATTTGTATATATCTTCTTCAATATTATCTATATAATCTCCTAAATCCATTCCTAATACTTTTTCACTTCCATCTTTTTTCTTTTGAACAATTAAAAACCAATTTGTTATTTCAATATATCTATTATTTATTTGTGCCCAAATATCTATTTTACAAACAGTATCATGAGAAATTGCTTCATCTAAATATAAGATTTTATTACCTCTTAATTTTTTTTGACCTTTAATAATTTCATCAATATTCCATCTTATTATATATCTGTCATTAATAAATTTTTTTAAATTTTCCCAATCTGTTATATTAATATTAATTTTTAAAAATTTTAATATTTTATTATATTCTTTTTGTGTTAAAAGATTTTGTGATTTTAAATTATCAATTTTTCTTTTGATCAATTTACGATCATAATCAATTACCTTATTTTGTTTTGTCTTTCCAATATAAATTTCCAATCTACTATCTACGCCAGCTTTAAAATCTCCTAAAAAAATATCTTTTTGTTTTAAAATTTTTTTGGCTATTTTTTGTATTTTTTTAGAAATAGCAAAACGGGCTTCACTATATAAGCAACATGATTTTAAAGTTTCAAATATATCAATATCACCAGGATATTTATGAACCTTATATTTATAACTACCAACTGGGAAAATATTTGAATTAGTAGTTATAACTTTTAATATATTGTTTACTTCTTGTGAATATTCAGATGGTTTTCTTAATTCCAATGCATTAAATCGTTTTTCATCTTGTTTATCAAATTCATTTAATAAAAATGCAAATACTCCTGCTGCAACTAATTCAGCCATTATATAATATAAATCATATAATTAATATAATGCTGTATATTTGTAGCAAAAATTCAATACATTTAAATTTTGATCACCACCTAATGTTATTTTATAGTCAGTTTCTCCTAATAGTTTTAATATTATTTTTTTCTTTTTTTCGTTAATAGTATTATCAAGTAATATATGAGAATATAATTCATATAATATATTTTTTGAAGAATATCCTTGATAAAATATATCTTTTATTTTTTCCCTAATATCAATTAAATCTTTTTTATTCATTGCACCAAATAAGTTTTTTATATATATATCATTAATTTTATCTGTTAAAAAATAGAAATATTTTTTTAATTCATCAAGTGAAATATTTGATGATTTTGATAATGTTTCAAGTAAATTGATTGCTTTTCTTAAATCACCTTTACAAGTACTAGATATATCTGGAATTATATTTTTTATATTTTCATTCAAATTTTCCTTATCACATATATTTAATAAGTGAGTTTGTATTAAATTATTAGGTATTGGTTTGAATAAAAATTTAACACAACGTGATATTATTGGTTTTGATATCTTATTTATTGAATTACAAATTAAACAAAATCTCGTTGTTTTAGAATATTTTTCTATAATTCTCCGTAAAGCTGATTGTGCTTCAAAACTCATAGAATCAATTTCACTTAAAATTATCAACTTATATGTAGAATTTTGTAAAAATATACTCTGGTTAGCAAATGATTTTATTTCTTCTCGTACATTTCCTATTCCTCGTTTATCCGATGCTGATAAATATAATACATTATGTTTTATTGATAAATTAGTATATAAATTCTTAACTATAATGTTAATTAAAGATGTTTTACCAATTCCATTTGGTCCATAAAATATCATATGTGGTAAATTATCTAAACTATTTTTGATAATATTTACAATTTCATTATGAAAAACAATATCATCAAATTGTTCCGGTTTATATTTAAATATCCAATTTTTTTTATATTTTATTTCGTCTTTATTAATATCCATTGTTAATGTTTAAAATGGTTTATTTCTTATATGAATTTTTTATATCTTCAATATTCATCTTCATTTAAATTTATTAAACTTAAATCTAAATTTTTTTTTAAAATTACTTTCATATAAAATTTATCTGTTCCTTCTATATTCATTTTTATAAAGTTGACTAATTTTGCACCAATTTTGTTTGATACTTTTTTTAATAGAGAGAGAGAATTATCTAATTCGTTTTCGAATATTCCAAGAATATCTCCATTATCACATACACCTAGATAATATATAACGTATCCATTCCCTTGATATAAACGATATAACATTTGAGTTCCTAATTGATTAATTTTATGTTCTGTGTCATTACAAAGACGTATTTTATATTCAATATTTCCTGTTTCTTTTTCTGAATGTAATTTTACAAATGGCATATATTATATTATGTATATCTAAATACTTTGTTTTTTTTAAACTATTCATATAATAAATTTATTTATTTATTTATTTTACGAAGTATTTTAATGTTATTTTTATTAGAATAAGATAAGTGTGGATTATTGTATCTATTTAAAAATATTTTTAATTCATCATATCCACCTATAAAAATTCCATTATAAAAAATTACTGGAATATATTTATAATCATTAGTTGTATTTTTAATAAATTTTTGTATTAGAGTGATTTGATTATTTGGTATAGTTTTCATATTTATATAACAATAATTTTTGTTTGTATTTATTAATAATTGAATCGCTTTCGAACAATATATACAATTAGTATGACCATATACAATAAATTCAGTATTTTTAGGACATTTTTTTATATTTATTTCATTAAATAGTTTTTTAAATTCAAAATATTTATCTGAAGTGATTTTTTTTTTGTGTACAATTGGTTGAAATTTAAAATTTATTTCAAATTTGTATAACAAATAATATTCATATTTATATTTTTTTTTGTTTAAATAGTATCTTTTTTTTTGTAAAAAATTAATGTTCATTTATTTATACTATATTGTAAGAAAGTAAGTAAAAATTTTAAAATTATTAATATTATTAATTATATAGATAAAAATATGACTAATAGTATTTTTGATAAAATGGCTTGTTGGATTAGAAAAAATGGTGGATTTGTTTCACCTTCGATAAAAGTTGTATCTTCTAATATAGATGATATAACATCGCGATCAATATATACAGTTAAAGATATTAAAGAAAACGAATCTTTAATGCGTATTCCTTTAAAATGTAAAATTCATTCAGATTTAGTTTATAATATACCAAATATTGATAAATGGATAGAAAATGATTCAAAAGATATGATTAAAACACAATTATTTTATAGAATTGTAATTTCTCTTGTTTACCAAAAAAGTTTAGGAAAAAAATCTTTTTATTATCCTTATATTCGTACTTTACCAAAATCAACTGATCTAAAAAATCATATTATTTTTAATGATATATCAAAAAATTTTGATGATTGGAAAAAATGTTCAACTTCATTTGCAAATGAAGTCCAAACTACTTTAGATGCTTTTGAAAATTTATTGGATTTTATTTCTACACAAAATGAAAAATTTCCAATAATTGATTTAGATAAATTTGGAAATGTAGAAAATATTTTAGAAATTTTAGTTAAATGGGCTTATGTTATATTTATTACACGAGGTTGGAATAAACATGGGTGTGTTCCTTATATGGATTTATTTAATCACAGAAGTGATTCAAAAATGACTCCACAATATCACGAAACTAATGAAATTGGTTTTAAAGATCAATCTCAATTTATAACTTATAAATCATATGAAGTTGGTGAAGAAATTTTTATAAATTACGGTATTTACGATTCCAAAAAAATATTAAGAAGATATGGATTTAATCCAAATGAGGAAGTTAAATATATGGAAATGTCTATAGAATATAATCCAAAAATTCCACTTCAACATTATATTGCGAATGAACTTAAACGATATAATTTCCCAAAAGAACAATTATTATTAACTACTAGAACTCCATCATCATTGTTAATAAAATATTTACGAATTATTTCTTTAGATCATCATGATATATCAAGAGTTTGTAATACAGAAAATTATTTTCAAACTCCATTTTCTAATAATAATGAATTATCTGTTTATAAAACTTTATTAAAATTAATTAATAATATAAGAGCTTCAGAATATACAACCGAACGTTTTAATGACTGTAATATGTTATTAGAAACATCTGATAATTATATAACACAAAATTTATGTCAAATAGTTATAAATGAATATAATTTAATTAAAACAAATATTTTATGGATTCACGGTAATTGGATTTCAAGATTAGAAACTCCAATGCTACAAGATTTACTATCTACTCTTACAACAATTGATATTGTATAATTAAATTAGTTAATTTAATTTAATTTAATATTATAAGTATATAATATATATTGTTCTAATGGTGAAAGAAAATGAAAGAAATTTTTCACAAGATGAAATTCCAAATTTTGTTCGCAATATTACATTACAAAAAGAAATAGCACCTCAAGATTTATATTCAGAAGTAGAATACCAACTTAGAGTAGATACAGATATAGATAAAATTATGGATGAAAATCAAGAAATTAATATGGATTACTTCGAGCATCATGAAAGTAATATGGATTACTTCGAGAATCAACTATTACCGTTATGGCATTTTTTTGAGATGCATCAAAAAAAAATAAAAAAAAGAGGATATATATCTTCAGATAAACTCTATAGTAAAACGGAGTATAAGAGTAATATGAAAGTATTATCCGATATCATTAATGATAAAGATATGAATCATGTTTTGACAATAAAAGAACAAAAAATGTTTAAAAAACCATGGGAAAGACTTGTAGATTTTTTAAATTTTAAACATACAAATTATATTTTATATCCTATTATAACAGACCCACATTTTAATGAAAAATTATATAAAAAAAAAGAATTTCAAATAAATAAACAAGGTAAAATAAATGTTGATAAATTTAAAGATATTCAAGAAGAATTATGTCCAAATAAAAATAAAAATTTTAATTTACAATCTCATCAAAAATTAATCAAAAGTTATCTTTCTCATAATACCTATTATAATGGATTATTAATTTTTCATGGAACAGGAACAGGAAAAACGTGTTCTTCAATTACTATTGCGGAAAGTTATAAAACTTTAGTAGCAGAAAATAGTAAAAAAGTATTAGTAATACTTTCGAAATCAGTAAAAAGTAATTTTATTCACGAAATACATGATGTAGCACGAGGATATAATCAATGTACCGGTTCTGATTATTTAAATTATGATTTCTTTTCAAGCATGGATAAAAAGAAAAAAAATGTTTTATCATTGATTGATAAATATTATGATTTAATGACATATGGTAAATTTAGAAATGAAATTGTAAAAGAATTAGAAACATATAATATTGATAATTATCAATTTAATCAAACTATTCCACAGAAATTAATCAAATGGATTGATTTGATATTTTCTAATAGAGTGATTATAGTAGATGAAGTTCATAATTTAAAAAAATATAAATCAGACAAAGATGAAGAAATTACTTTAGAAAAAAATGATGATGATGAGGATGATAATGAAGATGTTAACAAAAAAATTAAAGATTTTAAACCATATGATGCTTTAGAATTAATTTTAAAATATTCGCGTAATGTTAAACTAGTTATGTTAAGTGCTACACCTATGTATCATAAACCTCGTGAAATTATATCATTATTTAATTTACTTTTAATTAATGATGATTATGATAGAATTGATGTTTCTGATATTTTTGAAAATGATAATATAAAAGATGAAGAAGCTAGAAATACTCTTCGTATAATTTCACAAGGATATGTATCATATGTTAGAACTGAAAATCCATATACATTTGCTAAAAGAAATTATCCAGATTCAGAACCAATTCATAGTTTTGTTAATAAAAAAATAGAAAGATTAAAACAAATTTATAAAATTAGAAAAACAGTTAGAAATGATAATTATAGTGATACGATTAAAGTAATTCCATGTGAAATGAGTGAAAAACATGATAAATTTTACAAAAAAAGAATATTGGCTGGTGATATGTTGACTAAATTAATTCAATATGGTAATTATGGTGTAACAGATGTTGATAAAATATCACAAAATAAGTTAACATTATCAGAATTAGAAAACAAAAAAACAAGCATATCATGTAAATTAGGAAAGTTAATAAATAATATACTATTTGATGTTTCAAACGGAACATATTTTATTTTTAGTTATTATATTAAACATGGAACTCAGGTATTAGCTCAAGCACTTTTGGCAAATGGAATTAGTTTAGTAGTTGTTAATAGTAATGGTAAAATTATTATGGCTGATTCTAAGACAATTAAGGGTTTATTAGGACATTCCTTTAATCAGCCTACAAAAGATCAACAAATATGTTATAAAGATGGTAAAAAACGAAGTGAATATAAAGATAACATTCATGAATTTAAACCAATGACATTTGTATGTATTATTGGTAAAATTGAAGAAACTGTAAGAGATAATATAATTACTGCTTTTAATAGCGAATCAAATAAATATGGTGCAGATATTAAGATAATGTTAGGTTCAAGTGTTTTCAAAGAAGGAATAAGTTTATTAAATGTCAGACAAATTCATATTCTTGAACCATGGCATAATAGGTCACGTATAGAACAAGTCATTGGCAGAGGAATTCGTCATTGTTCTCATCGTAAATTATTACCATCAGAAAGAAATGTTAATATATACCAATATATATCAACTTATAATACCAGTGTCCCTAATGATGCGTATGATGGTAATATATCTAGAAAAGATATAAAATCTTATATCAAACCATTTTTTAGTAATACAATATCAAATGTAAATTTAATATCCTCTAATATAGCAAAATTTCATATTCTTCATTATGACGTTATTATGTATATGAGATCTCAAATTTTGAATAATTTAATTATAGATGTTCAATCTGTTTTGAAAGAGACAGCAATTGATTGTCTTTTTAATCGTGAAATAAATGTTAAAACTTTAAAACCAGAAGATAGATATCAATGTATGAAAAATGTAGATTTTGATGAAAATAATGAAGATGATATAGGTACAATAAAATATTTTACAGAAAAAGATATGGAATTAGATGACGAGGATATTGATTATAGTACTTTTGATGATATTTTTTATGAACCATATATCATTTATGTGAAAAATTTGATAAAAACTAAATTTGAAAGTTCTGAAGGTATTTATATTTTGGATTTTGAAGATATAAAAAATGATGCAAATTTGATTGATAATCCAATATATTCTGAAAAAAATTATTATATAATTCGTGCTGCTTTATACAGTTTGGTTCCATCTAAAAACAAAAAAAAAATAAATATTCTTAAAAAGAAAATAGGACGGGGATTTATTTATGGATATATATTTGGTAGAAATACCCCTTCTGGTGGAATATTTATATTCCAACCATTTGAAGATCAATCTAATGTTCATAATATTTTAAAAGAACAAGTAAGATCTGATTTTGAACGTTCTCCAATGTATGAAAAAATAGGATTTGAACAAGCAGTGGCAGTTCCTACATCATTGAGTGAAATAGACGAAGATAGATATGTGAAAATTATTCATGGTAAAAAATTATCTTCTGATATGGACATAGTAGATACATCAAGAATTAAAAAACATAAGACTAAAAAAGTTACTGAATTAATTAAAGAATTGGATATTTCAATATCAAATGAAGAAGAAAAAATGAAAAATGCTCCATTAATTGGTTTAATTTTAAATATACAATCTATCGCAAATCATAATAAATCCTCACATTTATGGGGACAACCTAAATATCATATTTGGTTAAGAGAAAAGAAAATGATTTGTAAAGAAGGTAAAAGAGAAAGTTTTGGTCAATTTAGTTTATCTTATAATTTATCTCAATTGAAATGTATTATACAAACTTATATTTTAACAGAAGAATTTAAATCATTAATAGATTCTTCCAGAATTATTGATATGATACGTGAAACAAAGGATAAAAAGGCTATAAAATTTGCAAATGATATTGCTAAATATAATGATATATATGAATGGTGGAATTTAAGAATAACAAAACCAAAAGAATTTAAATTAGTTTTAAAAAAACAAGATGTAGCTAATTTACTCTATATAATTTTAAACCATTTTGAAGAAATAAATATTTCAAATAAAATATGGTTACGAGTATTGTCTACATAGTTAATCCAAAAAGTAAAATTATAATTATTGTTATTGAATATAACAATATGAAAAGTGAATTTAATATTATAATGTTAATTAAAAATTATATTATATTATTAATTAATAAAATGAATTTGGATAAAATTATAAATAATTTGAGAAATAGCTACGATAAAAATAAAAATTATTATGAATTTCTTTTTTCAGTATTATATTTTACAGATGAAAATTTTAAAGAAGTAAATTTTCTAAGTTCTAATTCTTCAAATAAACAGAAAAAAAATTTTAAAAAAAAAATTCCTAAAACAGAAGAAAATAAATCTATTGATATTAATAAAAATGATATTAATAAAAATGATATTAATAAAAATGAGATAAATTACAACATTAATGTATCAGTTTTTAAAAATATTTTTGGAAAAAATTTTATAAAAAGTAAACCATCTAAATTTTTAGATATTTTTATTGCTTGTTGTGGTGATAAAGCCATAGTTAATGTTTCTTCAAATATTAAATCTATTTTATTGAAGAAGTTACTAACTGATTTTGATACATGTGAATTGTATAAAAAATATAAATATCGTAAAAGAAGTGGTTTTACTAAAAAAATTTTGAGAAGTTTTTTTGAAGAGACAAATGAAATTGAAGATAATCCTTTATTTATTTATTTTTTATGTGATTATTTTAAAATGAATATCTGTGTAGTAATATCAGATGAAGAAAAAAATGATATTATATTTTATTCTCCCTCAGATGTTTTTTCTATTTACAAATCAACAATTATTGTAGAGAAATGTAATAAAGATATGTATCAATATTACACAATGTCTAATGGTGAAAGTATATTTACTTCAAATACATCATTTATTTATAAACTTCTTTCATATAAAATACAAAAAGATTTTTTTATTAAATTAGACACTATTAATAGTAATAAATCAAAAAATAGAAAAATTTTTCATAAAGTTATAAATAAGGAACAAGATATTGAAGTAAATGAAAAGAAAGTAAATGAAGAGGAAGTAAATGAAGAGAAAGTAATTGAAGATAAAGTAATTGAAGATAAAGTAATAAATGCTAAAATTAAAGATATATCTATTGAATATAATTCAAAAAATTTACTGAAAAAGAAATTATTAACTTTACAAAATATTGCTGAAAAATTTGGTATTAATTCTAAAAAAAATAAAAAAAATGGTAAAGGATTAAAAAATAAAACAAAATCAGAATTAGTTTCAGATATTATAAAACATTTATCTTAATTAAAATTGATTTTTAATATATCAAATATATATATATATTTATAATGGATATTAATAATACTTTAATTGAGCGTCTTCAATTTATAACATCAAACTTAGATGAAAAAAAGGAAAATGAAGATTATGAATTAGAAGTTCGCTTTGGTTTTTTTAAGCGTAACAGCTTTTATCCAAATATAAACAGAAATGCTTTTTTAAGTATCTTGGAAAGTAGTTCTTCTGAGAAGGATTATAATTTAATTATTGATACAAGATATCAAAATTTTGAAGGATTTGTAGATGATAATAATAATAAAATTATTAAAAGGTCTACATATACTAGTACATCTATCCAAAAATTATTGAAAGATATTTCTAATAATCTTCTTACATTAAATAAAGAAGATTTATATAATATTCAATCTAAATTAGATAAAAAGAGAATATCTTCTAAAAATATTTTTTTATCAAAAAACAAGAAAACAACCAATGATAATGTAAACCATCTTAGAGTTACATTTGCAATTGAAAAGGAACATTTACTAAAAGAATTAATGAATAAGTATGTAAAATCAATTTCTAATAATAATAAAGGATTAGTTCAATTTGCTAAAAGTTTAGAAAATATTGAAGCAGAACGCATTAAATTTAGATATTCTTGGTTAGAATATGAAGTATGGAGAATTGATAGTACTATAACTATTTCAGTTAATTATGATGAAAATAATCCAAACTTATATAAATTGTCTTTATCATTTGAGGTAGAAATTGAATTTGATGTTGAAACTTTTACAAAAATGTCTGAAAAACCAAGTATTGATGATATGATATCAAATGTAAATAAATTAATATCACAATATAAGACTTATATTGATAATAATACAGATATTTCATTAGAAGATTTATTAGAAACAGATATTTCCAATCAAGTTGTAACATTAGAAAGAGAATATCTTAATTTTTTACAAAATTCTGAATATTCTGTTACAGATAAAGCTGATGGAGAACGAAAATTTTTATATATTAATAATAGTGGAGTTTTTTATTTTATAAATCCACGAACTTTTCAGAAAATTAAAATTTATGAAGATAGTAAAACAAAAGCAATAAATTCTGTAATTGATGGTGAATTTTTAGAAGAACAAAAATTATTTCTTGGTTTTGATTGTTTATTTATGAATGGAGAGGATTGTCGAAGTAAGAATTTAATTAATAGATTAAAATCTTTAGAAAAGATTATATCAAAAATTAAAAAAAAAATTTCAAAAATTGTCGAAGTAAGACCTAAGAAATTTTATTTTAAAAATATTTTCAAAAAAACAAAGAAATTATGGAATGATAGAGAAAATTTGTTTGAATATCATCTAGATGGATTGATATATACACCAATTAATTCTGCGTATATTAGTAGTATTCCAACATTAAAATGGAAAGATAAACATTCTATTGATGTTAGAGTTATTTACAATAATAGAAATAATTTTACAGAATTTCATGCTAATGGATATCCTCAAAGGAAAAATATTAATGGTCAATTTAAAATTACGAATCGTTGGAGAAGATATCATGGAGATGATCTTTATAAACATTGGATTAAAGTAAATGACCAATCATATAAAAATTTACAATTAGTAAATCAATTTGGTTTATTAGGAGTATATGGGAGAATTAGGACTCTACAAAATATGGAAGATATTGCTGAATTTGAATATGATTATGATAAAAAAGAATGGATATTTTTACGACTTAGAAATGATAAAAATAAACCCAATGCTCGTTTAACAATTTTAAGTGTTTTAAAAGCAATTGAAGAAAATATAACATTAGATGAATTAAGCGAATTAGTTTATGAAGAATCTGATTATTTAAAAATGTGTCAGGAAAGTTGTACTAATATTGATCCAATCGGATTACATTATGATATTGTAAGTAATAAAGGTTCATCTGATAAAAGAATGAATTGGAGATTTTTTCAAAATTTTGTAAAAAGGGAATTATTTAAAGAATCATCTGTAAAACTTAGAAAAACAAGAAAATATTTATTTGATATTGGAAGTGGAAGAGGCGGAGATTTAAATAAATGGTTAGAATCAGGATATACAAATATTTTAGCAATAGACCCTTCAAGACGTGAAATTTATGGCAAACATTATTCTGAAGGATTTTCGGGATTAGTTGAAAGAATTGAACAGAAGGGTTTTACAAAAATGGAAGATGGTTCATATAAAGGTAATTATAAAAATAATGAAATTTATATAACACCAATTTGGGGTGATGCTACAAAACATATTAAAACTGGGTCAGCTGGTTATAATGAATATGAAAAAACAAAATTATTAAATTTTCTTTCAACTGCCAAAAAAGAAAAATGGCAGGGATTCGACACAATTAGTATTATGTTCGTAATTCATTATATGTTTGCTACTATGAAGAAGGGTAAAAATGTTTTAGATAAAAAACGTTTTGAAATATTCATGAAAAATGTAGTCAATTATTTAAATAAAACAAAAGGAATGTTTATTGGTTCTTATTTAAATGGTCATCAGATTATGAAACATATGAAAAATGATTATATCAATTTTATTCAGCGAGATGATAATAATGAACCATTTTATGGAATATTTTTAAAAAATGATAAAAATATGATTACTGGAGATGAAACTGATTATGATATTTTTTGGGATAAAAGTCCTAAAATGATGGGTATTAGACAATCAATTTGGGGATGGAATAATGAGATAGCAGAACCTATGCTTTTTGAAAAAAACTTAGATATGATATTTAAGAAATTTAATTTATTTTCTCTAAAGAAGAATAATAATTTCGAAAAATATTACAAAAAGTTTTTAAAATCATCTAATAAGTCTTTGAGTATTTCAGAACAGAATATTTCTTTTTTAAATAATGTTTTTATGTATTCAGTATATCCTAGTTTTGAAACACAAAATTATAAAATATTGAAAAAAATAAAAAAAAATTAATATTATGATAAACCAGTCCATTTTTTTTTATATAAATATATATTTTTCTTTTAAATCATAATGTTATTAATTATATATATTTTTTTGATTTAACATTAAAATCTTATAATAAAGTAACATATTAGAAATTCAAATGTCAAATGATTTAAAAGAAAAATCGAAAGAAAAATCTATAGAAAAAAAAAAAGAAAAATCTGTAGAAAATATTAGTGGAAATTTTTATAAAAAAAGAAAATATTGTAACAATTGTGGTAAATATGGACATTATTTTAGAGAATGTAAGCTTCCTATAACCAGTTATGGAATAATATGTATTCAAATTAGACCTTTTCCATTAAAATATAATCAAATATTACGCTCATCAAATATTAAATTTTTGTCGGTACGACGGCGAAATACTTTAAGTTATGTCGAATTTATACGTGGTAAGTATAAATTTGCCGATATTTATTTTTTAAAAACTTTATTCTCGAGAATGACAATAAAAGAAAGAAACTTAATAAAAACGAAACCATTTAATTTTTTATGGGAAACTTTATGGATAAATGATCAATTTAAAGAAATAAATAGAAGTGAATTTGAGCGTGCATCTAAAAAATTTGATGATTTATTCAAGGGAGTAATTATTAATAATAAATTTATTACAATTCGTATACTTTTAGAAATAACTGAGTCAAAATATTCGGAAACCGAATGGAATTTCCCTAAAGGTCGTAGAAATTGTTATGAAACTGATATAGAATGTGCTAAAAGAGAATTTCAGGAAGAAACTGGTCTTACTCCTACTGATTACGAACTTTTTGTAGAAATTCCACCTTTTATTCAGAAACATGTTGGTTCAAATAATATTTCTTATAAAACAGTCTATTATCTTGCCCTTTGTTTAACAGATAAATCTGTTAAAATTGATAAAACAAATCAATATCAATTTGGAGAAATATCAAAAATAGGATGGTATAATTATGATGAATTAAAAAATAATATGATTAGAGATTATTCAAGACACAAGATATTTTGTTTAACAACTGTTCACAAGAATTTATTACAAAAATTTAATGATAATTTAACTACAAATAATGATTTAAAAATAAATAATTTAATTTAACTATAAAATTGATTTATTTATATTAAATTATATTATTATAAAATAATGGAAAATTTACAAACATCTCATCGTATTTTTAAGAAAACAATTTTAGAGGAATCTGTTAAAATTCCACCATCAAATTTAGATAATTATTCAGATTATATTTTAAATAATTTAAAAGAAAGAGAAAAAAAATGTAATAAAAATGGATATATCCATAAGATTTTAAAAATTATTGATATTAGTGAAGGAATAATCTATGAGGGAGATTTTTCAGGAGATGTAATTTTTAAGGTCAAATATGAAGCCCTTATATGTGCTCCAAAAATTAATGATATAATTGAATGTAATGTGTTGCAATTATCAACTTTTCAAAGTGATATAATTGCACAACAAGGACCTTTATTTATAGTAGTAATTTTTGATAAGATTAAAGATAAAGGAATTTTAAAACAAGGTGATAAAATTTTAGTAAAAGTTGTGGCAACAAGACATGTATATTCTATGTCTATATTGAAAGTAGTATCAACATTTGTTAAAAAAATAGATGAAACAAAAGATAATTTAGAATCATTATTTGCGGATGACTTTGATTTTATTGAACAAGAATAAATATTTTATGGACTGATTCTTTTATATTATTTGAAATAAAAATCAGCAATTATTGAATTATTTAAAGATTTATCATTAAATTTTAGAAATTGATTAATTGTATTTATAACGAAAATAAAATCAATATCAAAATTCTCGTTTTTATGAAATGTATTTAAAATTTCAAATTTACATTTACTAATATACATAGCATCTGAACAATCTACAATATTATTATAATTATTGTAAAATACAATTTCAGCAGTATTTTTCATTCGTGGAAAATTTTTATCACATAAAATAGTTATAATCTTATTTATAAGTTCAATATCATTAATACCAAGTCTTTCTAATTCTTTTTTTAATAAATTTGGATTAGAAATATTTTCCATTATATTTTTATATTCTGGTAACACTTTTATTATTCCTTCAATTGGAGTTGTATATAATATTTTATGAAATGGTGTAAAATATTGATTTGTATTCAATACACTATTTTCTTGAAAAGTATTTTTAAAAGAATTCATATCAAATTGTGGATTTTCTATAAAAAAATTTAAAATATCTTGTAATAATGGAGAATTATGTTTTCCATATGTCCAATAATTCATAAGTGGATTATTTACATCATTATATGAATAAAATACCCACATTAATCCATTCAAATATTGTGTGATACATTCATTTAATTCTAGTTTTGAAGTTATATTTAATTTTTTTTTATAATAAATATTTTTGGTTCTTTCAAATTTTTTACCATAATAAATTTCATCAGAGAAATAATAGTATGGTAAATTTTTGTTTGAAATATTCTTCAAACTATCTATATATCCAAGTTTAGTAGTTAAATTCTCAAATTTATTTAATTTTTTTGTCCAATTAAAGTATCTCGAATCTTTCATTTCTATAAATGTTTTCTTTATTACATCATATGAATACTGATATTTATTGCATGTTTCATTATTTAGGTGTCTTTTTTTTAAAGATAATGTTCTTATACGAGGCATTTTAATATAATAAATATAATATTGTTTGAAATATTTTAAAATATTTGAAATATCACTTTTATCTTTTTTTATTTCATCATCTAAATTAATATTCTGATTATAATAATTTATATCAAATTTTGATGGCGCCTTTATGATTAATTCATTATATAAAATTTCTATATATTTAGAATGTGTTACATTTAAAATTTTTAAATTTTCATTAACATTACTTTCATTAATATTACTTTCAAAAATATTTTTTATTAAATTATAACAAGAAATACATTTATTTAATACTATCATCCAATATTCATCATATTCAGATAATTTTTGTTGTAATCCGTAACCATCCCATTTCCTAAAATTTTCAAATGTGTCATTTAAAAAACATTCAGCCAAAGCATTATCTTCATATGTTGATAATAGTCTTATAAAATTATGAAATATTTTGTTATTAATTGATAACTTTTTTGTATTTGTTATAAAATTATCACCAGAAATAACATTTGTATAGCAATTTAAAATATAATCAAAATGCATTGTCGTATTATATGATTGGATACGAGGAATAAAATCATCCCCAAAAATACTAAAAATAAATACTATATCGTCTATATATCTTTGAATCTGTTCTAAATCCAATTCAATATTTGATATATTTTGTATATGATTAAATAATAATGCTTTTAAATTTTTAATATTAATAACCCAATATTTAAAATTTTTTCGTTTATCAGCATATCGGAATAATTTTATATTTTTTATATAATCAAGTGGAATTAAAGAAGATAATAATATCACATCAGCATCTGGGCTAAATATAGATATAACATCATCTTTGTCAAATTTTTTATTTTTTATACAATATCGAATATAGTTAAGTATTTTTATTTCTCCTTCACCAACTTCTCTAAAATCAGATAATAAGATTTTAGAATATAATTCTTTATTTGTAAAATCTTTTAGAACAATATTTTTTAAAAAATATTCATCTTGTAATAATGAACTTAATTTTCCCATAAAGTTTGTTCCAGGTTGAATATGATATTTAACCCAATGAAATTTTGTTGTTTCATAAATATACTTATTATACCTAGTTTTTTCATTATTTGTATTTAAAGTATGTTTATAATTTTTCAATAAAAGTTTATCCGTATCAGATACAAATTGACTTGAATATGATCTTGATATTTGTTCTACTAGTTTACCTTTTGATGGTACTCCATCAATTGATATATAGACCATTTTAAAATTTTTATTTACAAAAGTATCAAATAATATAGAATTTATTCCCAAACCTACTTTATAAATTATTAAATCAGTTAACATCATTTCTTCATTATAGAAGGATTCTATTTCATATTTATCAGTATAATTTTTCAATTTATTGACTAAAATATTTCTTTTAATTTGAGAACAATTTGGTTCTTTAATAGTTTTTAATATTTGCAAATATTCATAATTCAAATTTTCAAGTAATTTAAAACTAATATCATGAATAATAGCATTAAAATCTAAGAATAAACTTGTTATAATCTTATTTTTATGTATAGAACTTTTCCTTTCACTTACACACTTACACAAATATTTATTATTTCTTATAGTAGAAAAAAAAGTTTGAATTCCCATTATATTAATTTACTAGTATGTAATTGTTTAATATTGATTAATACATTCTTTAATATTCAATTTTAATTAATAATTAATTGACGAAATATTATCTATATAATATTTATATAATTAGTATGAATATTAAATCGGTATTAGTTTTTTTGATTTGTACAATTGCTATTCACATCGCCTTAATTAAAGTTAATGAAATTGTATTAGAAAATAAAACAATGAAACAAAATAATGATATTAAAAAAACAAATAAAGAAAATAAAGAAAAAGAAGAAGAAAAAGAAGAAGAAAAAGAAAATGAAAAAGAAAACGAAACTACAGAAGAAGATGATAAAACTGATAACCCTGACGCAATTAATGATGAAGATTTAAGAAGTGATTTATTAAATTTTATTCAAAAATCCAAAAATAATACACAAATTATTCTTTCTAAAGATTCAGAAATTGAATTAGAAAAAGATAGTAACAAATTACAAGAAGAACCTGGATATTTAAATTTTGGTGAAGATATTGAACGTGAATTAAAAACAACTGAATATAATTTAAAAACAGCATCAGGTAGTAGTGATAATATTACTCTTAGAAATTCACCTAATAATGATGTCATTGAAAGTGCAGCAAATAAACAATTTAAAATGATTCAAAATGCTGGTTGGAATTATAAAAATGAAGGAGTCATGAATGGAGGTATTGATGATGGTATTGGTGGATTTGATCCAAAAGCAATATGTAATTTTTCCGCATTATAAAAAATATAAAAAATATAAAATTGATATTTAATATAGATATATCAGTCAAATTATTAAAATTATTTATTTAATAAATTGTATGATACAAAATTCATTATGAACTTTTTCAAAAATTTAAAAAAAAAATTTAAAAAATTCTTATTTTGTTTTGATTCTGATTCGGTTGCTGTTGTTGAAACCTATCCAACAGTTAAATATAATCCTATATTTACAATAGGTGATGATGATTCGGATTATAGTGATATTGAATTAGATTATTAATTATAATTCAAAATTTTCTGTATTACTATTATTTTCTTCAACATATAATTTTTTATACAATTTTTGTTGAATTAGCAAAAATCTTATAAAAAAAATTATACCAATTATAGATGAAATATATCTCCATATTTCCATAGTATTCGGATTTCGTAATGTTAAAATCTCTGCTGTGCCCCAAATTGCACCACTAGCACCAAAAACTTCTAAAATTAATTTTACAAATGTAATATATACAAAATTAATTTTTGATGTCATTATATGATTTATATACGATATGAATATAAATATATTTAATTTCTTATATAATTTTAAAATTAGTCCCGTTTTTTTGGTGCTCGTGATTTACTTACTAAAACATTCCAGCCAATAGAAGTACTTGTATTTGGAACTAATTTTGTTGTATTTTTAATTGAAATTGCGTTAGATATTTTTGATTGAGTAGTATCTGTATTTCTATCTCTATTGGTATTTCTATCTCTATTGGTATTTCTATCTCTATTGGTATTTCTATCTCTATTGGTATTTCTATCTCTATTGGTATTTCTATCTCCATTGGTATTTCTATCTCCATTTCCAAAAGCTTCATTTATTCTTTTTTGATTTAAATCATTTAATTCCCTTAAATCATTAAAATTATTATATCTATTTCGTTCATTTCTATATTCCTCTAAACTATCAGATAGTAATGGACCATTAAAAATTCCAGTAACATTAATAGCTTGTTTTTTATCATTATTTTTTAATACTGTTAAAGAAAATTCAACATATTCACCAAGAGTTAATGTTCTATAAGTAGATATACTTGGTTTTATTGATGTATGATGAACAAATACATCATGAGATACATTAGATTTATCCGTATATGTAATAAAACCATACCCAAGTTTATTACTAAACCACTTGGTAATTCCAATAAATCTTTCTGTATCATTTTCTGTATTATTTTCTGTATTATTTTCTAAATTTGTTAAACAATTGTTATTTTCTGTCATTATATTCTATATATATAAATTTGTTACTTAAATATTCTTATATATATTATAAAAGTAATCAATTTTATTTTTGTATTATATTTACAAATATAAATAATTATATAAGAATTTAATAATAGTATCAAAATATACTAAAATATGTCAGTTAAAGAAGATACAAATGACGTTTTTAAAAATTTATTTTTAAAAGAAAAGAAAAAAACAAATATAATATCATCTCATCCAAAAAAGAAAGAAAATATGAACGAAGAAAATATAAACGAAGAAAATATAAACGAAGAAAATATAAACGAAGAAAATATAAACGAAGAAAATATAGATGAAGAAAATATAGATGAAGAAAATGATTACGTAGAAGATAATTTTCAAATGAAAAAAAAATTGGCTGCTAATATTACTAAATTAGAAAAATTTGAACAAATACAGATTTATCATATTATTAAAAATAAAGGTGAAAAATTTACAAAAAATCAAAATGGAATTTTATTTGATTTATGTAAATTTGATAACTCAACAATTAAAAGTTTAGATTCTTATGTTAAAATGACAACAACATATAGGAAACAAAATAATTAGTCCCTAATATAAATAAATTATTAATTTTTTTAATAGAAAATATTAAGAAAAATAATTATTAATATAATTTTTTTTATTCATCATCACTATCACTGCTATCACTATCACTATCACTCATTTCAGCCATCTTTCTTACAGGACGACCGCGTCGTTTAGGTTTAGGTTTTGTTTTTTCCTCAACTTGTTTCTTAACACTTGATTTTTTAGAACTAGTTTTCTTTTTAGAACTAGTTCTTCGTGCTTTTTTTTTAGATACTGGTTTCGGAGTAGGAACTTTAGGTTCATTATCTGATTCGGAATCAGAATCAGAATCAACATCTATTTTCAATTCTGGTTCTTCCTCTTTAACAGTTTTTTTCACAGTTTTTTTATCATCTTTAACTTCAGTGGAAGATTTTTTTAAGTTTAATTTATCAATCCAATCCTTAATTTCTTCTTTTGAAAGTTCTGGAATTTGAAGTTTAGTTTCATCTGTAAATTCCATATCTAATCCATTCTTAGCCCATGATTTACATACAGCAGTTCTAAAATCTTTGATGATTGAATCCTTATTACGAACTCGTTTATATAATTCAGCATTTTCATCATAAAATTTTTCACAATTTTCTTTCAAAAATAAATTCATAGCATGATAAATTTCTTTTTCATCATCGCTTAAACAATGAAGCCAATCAACTGAAGCAATTTTTGAAAAAATACCAATAACACCTCTATTTTGAATTGGTTTATTAGATTCTCTATCATCCTTAATTTTTTGAAATTTTTGACGAATTACATCTGGTTCATCAGCAGCTGATAGTGCTTTATCATAAGCAACTTGAACAGAACTTAAATCATCTTCACCAGTAACAAATGCTCGCTGAAGTTGTTTAAATTTAAAACTTTTATGAAGTGATTGAGAATATTCTTTATTAGCAATTTTCTCAATAACATCTTTACGAATAGAACTTACATTAGTTTCTTTACTCTTTGTATTAGATTCTGAATGTCCATCATCATTATGTGATGTTTTAGCATTCAATTCTAATTGAGCAAGAATTTTTGTTAATAGAGAAACAACTTCTCCTTTTTGTTCTTTAGTTTCAGTCAAAAACTGAACTAACATATCTTCGCTTGTTTGTTTAGACATAATTAATATAGTTTAACTTGTATATTTGTTATAAAGTTTATGTTATAAATTTATAATTACTTAAAGTAGTTATGAATTTTGAATTAATTAAATACTACTAAATTCAATTTTATATTTCGTTTTTATTTTTCATTTTTTATTTATTATTAGCGTTATTTACATAATAATACAACACGATGGATTCTTTATTTTAGCGTTTTTCTTTGCGAAATTTTTTGGTTTATTCATTTCTAATTCCCTTAATTGATTCATCATTGCTAATTCTTCTTTCTTATCTTTAATTCTTTGTTGTAATTTTTCTTTCTTTATTTTTCGCATTTCTTCTTCATTATTATTATCTTCCCACCATTCTTTTGGTTGTTTTATTTTTTTTTGGGGGAGGGATTTTGTACAATTTTTTTTTAAATATGCATCCCAATCCATATCCCAATCTATATTCTTTTTCATCTTATATTTATTTGACGAAGAACAAAACATTCTATCGTCAGTTTTTTTTCTATTATGTATTTGAACTTGGTTAGAATAATTCATTCTATAAATTATTAATATATTTTATTATTTTATTAAAAAAAAACTATACTTCTTCTCTCTCTTCTCTTCCCCATTCGTGCTGTCTTTTATCTTTAGATGAACAACTTCTTGGACAACAACACATAAAAAAATATATTATACTTTTAAAAAATTTTTTACACCAACTATTACACAAGCAACAATAAACATCAACACAGTTATTAAAACATTTATCATAATTTTTTATTCCAAGAACTTTATTATATTTATTTTGCATATTATTTGACATTATAACTCCTTCATTCCAATACTCTAATCTTATATCATTTGCCCTTTTCATATTATTAATTGGACCATATTTGACATAAAGTTCTTCTGTTGGTTTTAACATATCTTTTAAAATTATATCCTTAGCTTCTTTTAAATTCTTTTGTGCTTCTTCTTGTAATTCCATTTTATCTTTCATTTTGGTTGTTTTAAGTCTTTGTTCTTCAAATCTTTTCTGATATATATAATATTCTCCACTATTAATAATATTACTCGCGTGTGTTAGTGGATGTACTGCTTTAGTTTTAATTGTCTTCCATTGTTCTGACATGTCTATATTTTCTTTTTTAAGATTTTCATCAATATTTAATTGTTTGACATCAATCCAATCTCCTGCTATCTTATTGGAAAATTCACATATTTCTTTATATGGACTCATTAACCCAAGTAATCCAGATTGAATTAGTTCCATTTTATCTTGTATTTTTAAAAATTTAAAAAGGGATAAAGTAAACGCAATAACAAAACCTAATGACAATGTTATAATTGTAAACCAAAAATCTATATTATCATCTTGAGCAATATTGGCTCTTAACGATTCAAGAAAAGTAATTATCGACGAACATAGAATTATAAGAATATTTATAACTAAATTTTGAAATTCATAATATTCGTATTTATATCTAAGCATAGTCATAATTTTAAATAATGATTCTTCCTGTTTTTTGATTTGTTCTAAAATGGTTTCTTTTGTTAACACACCAATATTAATTTGTTCTTCTATAATTTGTTCTTCTATATTTTCTTCATCTATATTTTCTTCTTCATTTATTTCTTCTTCATTTATTTCTTCTTCGTTTATTTGATTATTTGATTCTTCATTATTATTATTTTCAATCTCATTCTCATTCTCATTATTTTCTTGTTGATGTTCTATCTCATCATCTGTATTAAGATGTATATCTTCCTTTTTAGTTGCCATTCAATACTATTATTTATAATTATTACTAAATGATAGTATTAAATCCCTAATACATTAAATAATAATTAATTTATAATTAATTTATATCTTTAATATATTCTTCATTTTCTTCATTTTCTTTTGCGGATAAAAGATTTATAATTTTCTGAAAATATTTATTAAAATTTACTTTATTATTTTTAAACCCATGTCTATTTAAATCTTGTAATAAGTTTATTAGATGATATTTTTTATTTAAACAATTACATTTATAGCCATTTAAATATTTATAATAATAATAACCAGATAAACACCCTTTTCCTTTAGTGATTGATTTAGAAAAATTATGAATTAATTTCATAACATACTTTTTGTTATTCTTATCAGGATTGAATTTTTTTAAATAATTTTTTATTATAAATATTTCAGTAGCACAATCATAACAATTATCAATACCTGTTGTAACAATATCATGTTCATGATATTGACAACGGGTAACTGTATTAAAATAAAACATTTGTTCCTCATACATTTTACAATTCCATTTTTTCTTTTTAAATGGAGATTTAACAATTAATCTCGTTTCTGTACTACTCTGAGGACCCCACGGTTGAATTACAATTTTACCATCAAAGTATAAAAATTCTTTATCTTCCCAAGGTAAACGAAACTTTAAAATACTATATCGCGGTTTCATAATTTCAACCCATTTTTGTTGAACTAACATATCATTTTTTACTTCAGTTTCACTTGGTTTATAATTTTTTTTCTGATCATTAGAAATACGAATATCACATATTAATAAAAAATCTTTTCCAATAAATTCTTTTGCCTTATCATTAGTAAAATATTCTCTTCTAATTTCAATATTATTTGTTTCTCTAATATTAAATTTCATCGGATCAACTAAAATAAATTTAATAGTTGGAAATAATTTAGATAATATTGGCATATGAATAGCTGGTGCAGCACCAACATATAACACTAAATCACCTAATTTTGAATATTTTGTTAAAAATTCAATTTCTGTCATTAATAATTTTCTTTGTCCCCAATGCATTGTAGTTCTTAATTCACCATCTTGTCGAGGTTTATATTCTCTTCTAGGACAATCTTTAGTTAAATAACGAGAATATGTTGTTGATTTATATTTATTTATGTCATTTTTGCAAAAAAATTGCAAATTGTGTACGCCAACATTGATCATCTTAATTATATAACTATATAGTGCTTATCTTATTACATTAATTGTCTATTTTAAATTTTAATTTATGAAATTTAAAATAAAATTGAAAAAAAATACTAAATATTAAGAAAAAATAAAAATTTAATGAATGATATTAAATTAAAATTTAAATGTTGTTTGATTGGTGATGGTGGTGTTGGTAAAACCAGTTTTTGTAAAAAATTATTATCAAATAGACATAATATACAAACAAAATATATTTCAACACTTGGAGCCGAAATTTACCCAATTATTATTGAAACAAATTATGGCAATATTGAACTAGATATATGGGATACTGCTGGTCAAGAAAAATTTGGAAGATTGAGATCTAGTTGGTATTCTAAATCTAAAGTTATCATTATTATGTTTGATGTATCATCATTAAATAGTTATAATAATGTAATATCAAAATGGTATGATGATATAATAAAATGTTCTCCAAATTCATTAATAATTTTATGTGGGAATAAAATTGATTTAATAAATGCCAGAGTTGTACATGAAAATCAGGTAAAACAATTAAATTTAATCTATTTTAATATTTCAGTTAAAAATGATTTAAATCTAAATGAAATGTTATTTTATATTATCCAAAATTTGACTAATATTCAAAATATAAAATTTTTGGACAGATTTGTTTTAGATAATAAAACTAATTCAATTAATGATAATTATGAAGATGAGGAAATAACTGACGATGATATTTATATAACTGATGACGATATTTACATTATTGATGATAATTACAAAGACCAATTAATAAATGATGATATTTATATTATTAATGATGATAATGATAATGATAATGATGAGGATATGACTAATGATATTACTAATAATCTTTTGATACATACATCTGATCCATTACCAATAATGGATGAAAATGGTAAAATTTGTTGGCAAAATGAATTAAATTTAAAAAAAAGAAAAAGAAAAAACAAAAACAAAAATGAAGAAGAACGTGAAACAATTGAAATTTAATATTTTTAAGTCCCGAATATTGAATAATTTTTAATTAATATCAGATAAAACGTCTGCCATTCTCTCAGCATAAATATCTCTAGCTATATCCATAATAAATTCTTCAGTATAATCAATATCTTCCAATCCTTCAATTACGAAAGCATCGAAAAATTGTCGTGTCTGTTGAACTATTTCTCCTGGAAAAATATTATATATACTAAATGAAATACGTAATTTTGGTCGTAAACAATTAGTCATTTCGTTTATTTGTTTGTCAATTTCTTGCTTTTTATTATTATCTTCTTCTGATAATTTAATTAAGGAATCTTCCATTTTAATGTTCCTTCTACACAAGGGACATTTACTATGAGTAGTAGTTCCTTGAGTAATATTTGTATAAATACAATTTAAATGATATTTATGAGAACATCCTAAGGTAATCTCAGATGATGATTTTTCTAAATTTTCTAAACAAATTGAACAAGAATTCATATTGTTAATGATAAGTTTAATAGAAGGTGATAAATTCATTTTTAATTATCGAATTAAATTAACTATATTAACAATTAGTTTGTTAATTTTTTCAATATATTTTTTTTTCGTAGAATTTTCTTCTCATAATTTAACCTAAATTCTTTTGATAATTTAATTACCCAATTATTTGCATCAATTTCCCTTCTACATAGTGGGCAGTTATCAGGACTAGTTCCATGAGTCATATTTTCTATAATACAATTTACATGATATTTATGAGAACATCCTAAAATAATTTCAGATGATGATTCTGTAAATTTTTCTAAACAAATTGTACAAGAATTCATATTGTTAATAATAAGTTAGTAGAAGGTAACGAATTCATTTTTAATTATTGAATTAAATTAACAATTCATAAACTAATATATATAAAAATGACTGATTCATCAAATAATATTGATTATAAAAATTTAGGATTTAATTATATAAAAACAAGATGTTTTATGATGTATAAATGGAATAGTGGAAAATGGGATTCTGGAAAAATATGTAATGATACAAATATAAATATTCATATTATGTCTGGAGTACTTCATTATGGACAATCTTTATTTGAAGGATTAAAAGCATTTCGTAGTAGTAATGGAGATATTCTTATTTGTAATAGTAATGCTAGTGCCAAGAGAATGCAATTTGGTTGTCGTAGAATATTGATTCCAGAAGTTTCTATAAAAATGTTTAATGATGCTATTGATAAAACACTTTTAAATAATTTAGAATTTTTTCCATCATATGATTCTGAAGGATGTATGTATATTCGTCCATTTATTTTTGCGAGTGGAGTTAAATTAGGATTAGGACCATCAACTGAATTTACTTTTATTGTTATGGTTAATCCTGTTGGTAAATATTATAATAGAAAAATTAAATGTAAAGTGATTGAAAATTATGATAGATCCGCACCTCTAGGTGTTGGTAATATTAAAATGGGAGGTAATTATGCTGCTGATATGTTACCAAGTTTTGAATCAAAAAAAGATGGTTATGATATTGCGTTATATTTAGATGCGAAAGAACATCGATATATTGAAGAATTTTCAACATCTAATTTTATTGCTATTGATAAAGATGGCTGTTATGTTACGCCTAAATCTAATAGTATATTAAAAGGAAATACTAACAGTTTATTAAGAATGTTGGCAAAGGATAAAGGTATTGAAGTTAAAGTTCGCGAAATTGATTTTAATGAAATTAAAACATTTCAGGAAATATGTGCTTGCGGTACTGCAGTTGTATTATCCCCAATAAAAAGTATTACAAGAGGAAATAAAACATATAATGTTCCAGAATTTAATATATTAAAATCTCTTAAAAATGATTTATTACAAATTCAAAAGGGAGATAAAAAAGATAAATACAATATTATTAGACGTTTACCAACCACCTCCATAATGTAATCCGTTAATAATTTGATTTTTAAATTCTTTGATTTGATTTTCAACATCTCCTCTCAATTCTGTTTTTATTTGAATAAATAAATTCTGTAATAGTTGTTGATATGATAAATGTAATTCTTTTAAATTTTTCATATCATTTTTTAAACTTTCAATTTCTTTTAAAATATTTTTCTGTTCGTGTTTTAAGTTATTTATTAATTGTTGATTTGAAATATTATCGTTATCTTTTACTGTTTCAATATTCATTATTAATTATATTTTAATAATTACGAATAATAAGTTCAATTTTAAAATAAAAAATAAAATAAGATTAAATTATATACTTTAACTTTATTTAATGGTTCTATCAATATCATTTTCCGGAGGTTCATGGCTAGGAATGTGCTATTACCTTGGTTGTATGTCGTATATTAATACATATATTAAGGATGATAATATAATTACATTAGGAGCATCCGCTGGTTCATGGGCTTCGTTAGGAATTCAATTGAGAAATCATATGTCATTAAATACAATAAAAAAAAAAGTTTATGAATTATTTGATGAAGTTGGAAAATATCCCTTTAAATGTGAAAAAATAATTAATGATTTTTTTGATGAAACATTTCAAGATATAGATGACGAAATAATTAGAGAAATTGGAAGAAATTTATATATATCTTCAACGCGTGTAGAAATTACACGATTTATTTTTGAAAACAATCTTGTTAGTAATATTTCTTCTAAAGAAGAATTGAAAATAAATTTGATTAGAAGTTCACGAGTTCCGGGAATGGTTGGGTTTAGTAAACATAATATAGATGGGGCATTTACAAATAATCAACCTATACATGACGAAAATACTATAAAAATAAATTGTATAACAGGTTATTTTAATGCTCACATATATCCTTCTAAATTTATAAATCCAATATATTTTTATAGACCTCCACCAATTGAAAAAAGAGAATACATATTTTTAATGGGATTTAACGACACAAAAAAATATTTTGAAGAAAATATAAATTCAATAAATAATTAATTCATCTCTTTAATTAATAATCATATCTTAATATATAATATATACAAAAAAAAAATGTCATTAGAATATCCACCAACAACAATAGCAGTAGCAAACACATGGATTAAAGATTTAAATGATTCTATTACTGGTTATGTATCAAACTCTTCTACTCAATCAATCGCATCATATAAAACAACAGTATCTGGCTCAACTTATGGAAATGGGGAATATAAAGCATGGACTAATGATATATGGGGTGCGTATACTCATACTACTACTTATGCATCAGGTGAATGGCCAGCATCTGGAGCATTTGATAAATCTGAAGGTGATAGTAATACACAATTATCGTCACATACAGGAAGAACTTATTCAGATGCTTCTGATAAAAGTCCTGCAGGAGACCTTGTAATAGAAATGCCAGATAGAATAAAATTAACAAGTTATTCAATAAAAAATAGACCAGGATTTCAAGGAAGTCAAGCACCTAAAAAATGGACTCTTAGTGGTAGAACTGGTGATGGAGATTCCTGGACAACAATAGAAACTAGATCAGTATCAAGCTGGACATCGGGTGAAACAAAAACTTTTACTGTATCACCAAGTGAATATTATTCTGATTATAAAATTAGCTGGTTACGAGCAATGGCATATGGTAACTATATTTCTATTTATACAATAAAATATTACGGAACTCCTTGGCAAATGACTACTCCTATTCGTTTTGATAGATTAGGAAATTTACCTTTTACTAGAGCAGCAATATATAATAAAACAACTACTTCAGCAATTACTTTAGAACATGGTTTAAAAGATTTAGCAGATATAGAAGATACATCTGTTATGAGTTTAGATTTATTACAAGATCCAACAATGTATAATGGTAAATTTTATGTTCCAGATAGTGGAACACATACGGAATATTTCCCAAGTAAATTTTCAACTGTTCCAGGAGTATTTTTTACATTAGAATGGGATGTTTGGGGATCTGGAACTGGTACACGAAAAAATCTTGTAATTACAGAAGTAACTACCGAATATTTTACAATAACTAATCCTCAAAGTAATATGGATCCAATCGTTCATTGGATGGCAGTAAAACCTGGAACTGGAAATATATATGGTAAAAATTATAAATGTGAAGTTGTATCTTCGGGAGCCAATTGGGGTTCTAGTAGAACATTTACATATAGTAATTTAGGAACTAATCCTTTTATAATGTATTGTGTTAATTCTAGAAACAATTCATCTAACGTTTATTACACACATCTTAATGCTTTACCAACATCAACACAAGCAACGTTGTATACAGGTATTAATTCTGATTCAGATGTTAGAAATAACCAAACTGTATCATCTTCAGAACAACTTGCTTATTTTGGAATTAAAAATTCAGGTGATGTCGACAATAAAATGTATATGTGGACTGGAACAGAAAAATCAGTATCACATAGTGCTCATACCACAACAACAAATGGTGCCACTCTTCAAAATGCAATTTGTTTAGGAATAGTTAGAAATACTGGTGGCAATTCTTTAAATTTATACGCAAATAGATTAACAAATAAACGAGTTAAATGGTATATTAAAGAAGAACCTGGTATGGATGGTTCTCACGGAGCAGAAACAACTTTAATGCTTCAAATGGCAGGAACAACAACTCGCAAAGCAAAACCATTTTGGCATTTATGTGCGAATCATTTAAATGCGGTTCAAGGAGTAAGTGTTGATTCACACGTTGATAGATGGTATAATTTATCTCAGCGGGCTTTTAAATATGCTGTTGGTAGAGCAGAATCAGGTTCTCATAAACCAACATTAAAATCAAATTCTAACGGTTATTTTGTTGATTTTAACAATGCAAATCAAGAATATTTTGATATCCCTTGTCCAGTTACTTGGGAATTTTCTGATAAAGATGGCTCTGGGACTAAAGGAGTAACTGCTTTTTGTGTAATGAAATTTATTAATACTTCACATAGTTGGCCTCGTTTTTTTGATTTTGGTAATGGCTCCGGCGTTGATAATATATTATGGGCTAAAAATGGATCTGGTCAAGAAATTAGATTCCAACTACATGATCCAACTATTCAATATGATTCGACAAATGATCCAGCAACAACTAATTGGACAATTTATACAATGAGATATGATAATAGTAATCAAACAACCACATTTTGGGCTAATAATATACCCCATGGTCCAACTGAACAATACACAGCGACATCAACTGATAGAACTACAACTATAAATTATATTGGAAATTCTAATTGGTCAGGTGATGCTGAATTACATGCTCATATGAGAGAACAAATAGTATATGATGATGTATTAACTGCTGACCAAATAAATGATATACATATTCATTTATCTGAAAAATGGAATATTACTATACCATATTCGGGAACAAAAACATCAGCATATAGTAATCTTATTGCTTGGTATCGTTGTGAAGAAACAAGTGGTTCAACACTTGCTGATAGTATAGGAGGCAACCACATGACTCTTCATAATTCATCACATTATACTCATAATTCCGATAGTGTTGATCAAGGTTCAAATTGTATTACATTTAGTCGTTCTTCAACTGCTAAAGCATATGATAGTACTGGTTTAAGTTATGGTGTTGCAAGATTAACTGATCTTGGTCCCATTAATCCACAAAGTGCTTATTCTATTTCTATGTGGGTTAAATTTACCCAATCATCATATCACGGAACTATGTGGCAATTTAATCATCCAACACATTATGCAACTTTTCATAGACTTTCATATATTGTTGATGGAGGTGGTTATTGGCATTTTCAAAGTGACTATAAACAAACAAGTTCATCAACTCGTTATGTTGATGCTCTTTCAACACCTTCTGGTGCAGTTAGTTATAATAATAATGTTTGGCATCATCTTGTAATTACAAAATCGGGAAATAGTTCAAGTGATGTTTGTAAATTATATATCAATGGCTCTTTAGCAACAAGTCTAACTTTAACCAATAGTGGTGGTAAAACTTGGGGATTAACTAATTTAACATTTGGTACTGGTTGGCATTATAATAAATGGAATTGGTGGTCAAAAGATATGAAAACAGATGATTATAGAATTTATAACAAAGAATTATCATCTTCTGAAGTTACGGAATTATATGCTACAAAATAATTTATGTATTTATAATAAAAATTTATTTAGTATAATTGTATTTTTTATAACATTTTTATATTTGATACAATTATAAAATGTCTTTAGAATTTCCACCAGTCGGAATTGATACATCATATAATTGGTTAAAAGATGATGAGGATACAATTACAGGAAATGATGGTAATACTTCAACAACACAAGAATTGTCTACATATAAAACAGTTGTTGAAAATGCGCCTTATGGAAATGGAGCATATAAAGCATGGACTACTGATGCATGGCAGGAATATATATCTGGAACAACATTTGGATCAGGTGAATGGCCAGCGTGTGGAGCATTTGATAAAGATGAAGGTGATTCACAAACAAGATTATCATATCATACAGGAAGAACTTATTCTAATAGTTCAGATAACTCTAATCCAGGATATTTAGGATTAGAGATGCCTCTAAAAATAAAATTAACAAGTTATTCAGTCAAACATAGACCAGGATTTGAGTCAACTCAAGCACCTAAAAAATGGACTCTTGCTGGTAGAAATGGAGATGGTGCTGATTGGGAAGATATACAAACAGATACAGCGTCAAGTTGGACATCTGGTGTACCAAAAACTTGGAATGTATCAACAACTAAATATTATTCTGATTTCCGATTTGCATGGTTACAGGCAATAGGCAATGGAAACTATATTTCATTATATACAATAAAACTCTATGGAGTTCCATATCATATTAGTGCTAGTAATGAAATACGTTTCAGTGAATTTGGAAATTTACCTTTACCTCGTTTTCAATCTATTTTTAGTAATTCAAAAAAAGATATTAAATTTAGTCAATTACAAGAAGCCTTAAAAGATATGACAGATGTGGTATCTGGTACAAAAAGTTTAGCTTTATTGCGAAGTCCAACTATGTATTGTGGAAAATTTTATATAGCAGCAAATAGTTCTACTACAATATATTTTCCAACAGCATTTGCAAGTACACCAGGAGTATTTGTTACACATCAATGGAGAGATTTTAGTTATGCTAGTGGAAATAATAGTAATGAAACAAGAACACCAGTACGAATAACAGGAGTAACAACAACTTATTTTACAGTAACTAATACAGATACTACTATGAATCCATTTGTCCATTGGATGGCAGTTAAAGTTGGTTCTGGTA